ATGATTACAGCTGAAATAATTCTAGATACTCGAAGAAAAACTAAGAAAGGTTATCCGGTTAAAATTCGTATTTATGATACGAATTTACAAAAACATGAATATGTTGGTTTAAAGATTTATCAGGATAGTGAACATTTGATTTCAGATAATCTTATTAAACAAAGAGATTATAAATTAGTAAAGGAGCTTGAGTTTATTACTTCAAAAAATCTTGATTTAAAAGAATCAATTGAAATTATCAAAAATGGAATTCCTTTAAATGATATAGAAAAAAGAATTCTTGAATTAGAATCCGAACTAGCTAGGCTTAAAGGCCAAGTTAATCCTGCGATGCTTTTTGAATTTATTAAAAAGTATATTCTTGAAAAAAAGAATAGGGAAGAGCAAGTAAGATTATTTACGTCACTTTTGAAAAAATTAAAGTCATTTATACATCCGCTTGAAGATATGCCGATAAATGATATAAAAATTGAATTCTTAATGGATTTTCAATCATATTTATCTAAAAGTTTAAAGAATCAATCTGTAAACACATATATGAGTAAATTTCAGACGGTTTTTTATGAGGCGCAAAAAAGAGAAGATTTGAATATCAAACATTTTAACCCTTTTAAAAACTTAAAGAAGCTTATAGTTAATAATGATGAAGACAAGAGTATAAGTATAGATTCTTTGAAAAAGCTTATGACTTATGATTTTGACGACTGGAAGTATATCCAAATTGAAAATTATAAAAGAACAATAGACATATTTTTATTTCAGTTAGCAATTGGTGGGCATGATTTAGTTGATATTACATTGCTTAAATGGAGTAATATAAAAGATGGTAGAATAACCTTTAAAAGATATAAAAATAGAAAGCTTAGTAATGGAGGACCTACCATTGATAATAAATTATTCGATTTTGCTTTAAGCGTAATAGATAAACATGGGACTAAAAACGATGAAAGAATTTTTTCATTTATTCCTTTCCCAACATATGACAACGAATTTCTTGAATATAGAATTTATCTTCAGCATTATAATAGAAGATTAGCTGCAATAAGAGAAAAGCTCGAATTGCCGGAAACTATAATATCTAAGAGATCAAGATATACATTTAATACTATTGCCGGGAATCTTTTAATTAATCGAGATATTATTGAAGAGTTACAAGGCCATTCACAATCATCAATTTCTCATGGGTATTATGGAGGTACTTTTAATGAAATAAAAGACGCAGAACATCTTAAAATTATTGAAGCGGTTTTTGGATAAAAAGAATTTTACTTTATAGATCTATCGTAATTAGTTTAAGAATGCTATTAACCCACTTTCCAATACCCTCAACTTCAATCTTTATATTTTCATCTAAACTTTTTGTAAATATAGTATTATGATAGTCGTTTTTTCCTTTTAAATGAATTCCTACTTTATTAATAGTGTCATCTGTATTATAATAAGAATAACCTTTTCCAGATTCTTTATTAAACGAATACATTTGAATTGTATATTTTTTCGGAACTTCGTCTAAAATTATTATGTCATCTTTTTTTTCAATTTCAATGTCATAAACTTTATTAATTACATCGTTATAGTATGTTTCATTAATTAATGCAATAGGGATTTTTGTATGATTATCAATCTTATTTTTAATTTCTATATTATCGAATCCTTTATACTCAAAACTCTGAAGAGAATTTACTGAATAATTTATTAAATCAATTAATCTATTTTCAGTTGATTCATCATTAATATAAATATTTCGTTTTTCATATATTAATTTTAATTCATTTTTCACTTCTATTAATTTTTCACTTTCTAAAGTATCTGTTTTGATTACATTATCATTTTCATTTGGTAATGTATTAAAGATATAACTTAGAAAGTCTGCAATAAAATTATTTACATCATTATTTGGTATACTAAATAGATTTAATTCTTCCTTTAATTCAATTGAATAATTTAGTTCGTAACTACCAGCCAAAGAAACTTCTGAAAAAATTTTATGATTAATACCTAATTCATCAAGAAATGTAGTCGCTGAATTTAATAAATTGAATATTTTAGTGTTGGTTTCACTTATTGTTAAAGGATCTGCTTTATGTAAATCAGCTAATTTTCCTTGTAAACTAAAAGAATAATCCAGTGATTTAGCTCTCACAAATTTAGGACAATAAGAATTTTCAAGAGGTAATAGACTCTTAGGAAAATCGTTGATAGATATTAATGCTTTAGAAATTATTTCTCCATTATATCTTTTATCGAGTATAAATATTGTATCATTTTTATTAATTAGATCTCGTAAAGTAACTTTTTGATTTAAAAATGAATGTAAATCTTCAGAACTAACTAATGTATGAATGTATCTTACAAAAAAATCTTCATCATTCTCGAAAACTATTGATCCTAATATTGTAGTGCCAAATCTATTTGTACCAATATAGATAATATCATTATCACCATCATTTACTAAACTTGTGTAGTTTGATGTAACGTCATATAGACCTTCAATATAAAGTAATTTATTATCAATATTAAACATTATGCAATTCTTTTACTTCAATAACTTCAATTTTATCTATTGCAAATGTATCACATTTGTAGAAATCAAAATGATAATCATTATTATTACTTGGAGTATGTTTAACTTTTCCACAGTTTTCTCCAAATTTGATTATTTTCAAATATGGTTTATATCCTGGAGATAAAGGAAAGAGTTCTTTATATAGTTTTAACACATTTTCTTCTGTTTCTTCATTATACAGAGAGACTGAAACACCTCTAAATGAACAAATGTTATCACATTTAGTATCTGTTATTGTTTTTCCTTTTTCGTGATATGAATAGAAGTCTTGAATTCTTAAATTTTCTTTTATAGTTTTTAATGCATAATTATTGTTGGTATCTTCATTTGATCCTTCGACACAATTGCATTGAATATCTCCAAATGTTTTAGTAAAATTCATAAAATGTTATTAAAAATATTTGCTAACTTAATTATTATACTAAATAATTAATATAAAATTTATAAAAAATATATAGTTTTTTTATGTTTTATAGTCAAAATTCCAAAAAACGACTCACAGTAATTTACGGTTTCCCGTAATCACTATCTAAATTGTGTTTTACTATTTCAAGGTGGGTATGAATTTGTTTCAATTCGTTTTGCTGCTTGTTTACACTTTCTATCATTTCAATAATAATATGGTTCGGTAAATCCGGAGCATTCAAAACAACATCTTCTTTTAAATTTGTTTCTTGAGAATGAATTAATGCCTTATAATATTGATTATAAGTAATAGCATCAATAAAAATTGCTTCACCTAAATCATGTCCTATAATAAGATCCTCTATTGTTTTAGAGCATACTATTGATAAAGCTCTAGTAACAAATAAATCGTAATTTAATTTATCGATTAATTCTTTACGTTTGTCATCTTTATACTCTTTGCTATAACTTTTCTTTGCGTAAATAAGACATACAAAAAGTATAGTAATTATTATTAAAGTTAAAAATATAGCCAATGCTTCCAATTTATGTAGTTTAAAGTTTTAGATACATAAAATTAGAAAATAGGAGTGGTGTATTTTTACGGTTTTACGTAATGATTATTAATAATAGTTATTATTTTTTAGTTTTAATAAATTTGTAACTATTTGAGAATATAAAATAATAAACACAATATGGATTATATTAAATATATTATAAGCATTACTGCATTTAGTGGAGTGGTAATATTTATTGTAAAACAAGCTTATGTTACAATTTTAAATTCAGGATTAGAAAAATTTAAATCAAAATTATCTAAAGAAGTTGAAGACTTTAAAAGTGAATTAAAAATTAAAGAAATAGAACGTAATATTACTTTTAATAAATTACACGAAGAAAGAGCAGTAGTTTTAAAAACTTTATATAAAAAATCATTGGATATTAATTTATCCATGTTAAAATTAACACATCCTGCTCAAGGTAAAGAATGGTTTAAAAATTTTGATTCTAATATAGAAGTTGACAATGTTTTAAAAGATTATTGTTCTTATTATATGTCGAATTTAATATACTTAAATAAAAATTTAGGAGTAAAAATTGAAAAGTTCTTAGATAAGTGCCATGTAATTGAAACTCAAATGGCAACTGCTAAAAGAAATTATAACTTTAACAAAGAAATAAATAAACAAAGTATTAAAACTTGGTCATTATCTTTTGATTCATGGCAACATGATTTAAGGTATATTCAAGAGGATTTAGTGGAAGAATTTAGAAAACTTTTAGGAGTAAATTAAAAAAGCGTCATTCGACGCTTTTATTATTTATAGGATTAAATTTTTTAAATATTTCAGGGTGATAGATTGAAAATGATAATATTTCATCCTTTTTAAATGAAATACCTAGTAAAAGAATTTTATCATAATCGTCTTCTTTTAATAAATTATCAATTACTTCAACGTACTCTGTAGTTATTTCGATATTATGTGTTTCTTTATTTCTGTATCCACTATAAAATGGTATTACTTTAATAAAATTATTCATTCCCGGTATAGGTGTTCCTGTACAAAAACCAATATATACTTTTCCATTTTTTAATGAAAATTGAGCGAAATCCCCTTTTTTAATTCTTTCAGCAATAAACTTTTCTAATTCATCACCATACTTTCTAACAGCTCTATTTGAAAAATAATTATTGTTTATAAATCCAGCTCTTTGTAAAGTAATAATTAACCATTGAGTAAAAAATATCAAAATCGTACAACATATTGATCCAAAGAAAAAAGAATAAAAATATCTAGTCTTAGAGTCAAAAATATTATTTCCCAGAAACTTTGCGCTTTCTTTGAATTCGGAGGGATGATTTGTTTTAAAAAACCAATTAAGAGCTATGCTTGTTAAAATTATTGGTATAGATAATACTATGGTTTCAAATACTAATACATCTTTTGATCTACGCTGTAAATTGAATTTAAAAAAAGAGCTATATCTTAGAATGATATAGCTGAATATTATTGGGATTAATAAAAAATTATACGGCATTATTTATTTTACCATTTCTTGATTATCAATTAATTTTTGAATTTCTCTTTTAACATCGTCTCTTCCAAAAAAAACTTTGTTATCAACATAAATATTACCATTTGAATCAGTTCTCATACCTGAATCAGTAATCTTTTTGTTATTTTTAATCCTTTTTAAAACTTCCTTTATTTTACTTAAAAAACCCATAATAGAAAATTTAGATAGGTAAATATATAAATAAAATTTTGATAAAGTAAAAATTTAGAAGGTTAAATAGAACAAGACAAAGAAGAAAAGAAACGTGGAACACAAGAACAAAATGAAGAAGCGACTAAAATAGAATAACAGGAATAAATAAACAAAAAAGAAGGGGAGGGTAGCAGAAGAATAATAGAACTAGGAAAATTAAAAATGATTTATTGTTTCCTTATTTTGTAAATATAATCAGACCAAGTTGTGATTTCTAGATTTTTGCTCTCTTCTTCAATAAAATCTATCCCTAATTCAGTTAATTCTCCAACTTTATTTAGTTGAGAATATTCTACACTTTTAATTAGATTTAATGGAACAATGTAGGATACGGGTTTTTCTTCTGATTTTCCGAATGTAAAATCAAAACCTTCGTTAAAATGCTCTTTTTTCATTGGAATATTTTTAAATTTCTTTTTATTGGATGTAGTTAACATTAGTCCATTTATTCCAGAATCATTATTACCTAAATAAACAAATGCATGATTGTATTGATTTTCATCAAAATCGTTTTTGAATTCTTCTTTTAACATGTAAATATCACCTATGTTCATAATTTATAACTAGTTTAATTTTCTTCTATTTTTTAATTCATTTTTCATAGCATTCAATTTTTCGGGTAGTACAAATATTTCATTAACCAAAATCAAAAACAAATCATGTAAAGCAAAAGCATCTTCTTTAGTAAATTCATGTAATTCTTCATCTTCTTCAGGATGAGCACTTTGATTTCCAACTTCTCTAATTAAATTACTGTTGTCATGAAATAATTCAGATAATTCAATATTAAGAATATTTTGATTATCTTTTAACCAATTAAGTTGGTTAAACAATGTTTTTCCTTTAGCCCCTAAAACCTGTTTGGCTAAAATTTGTAATCCTCTCCTATACATCATTGCTGAAGACATGTATTGAGAATTATCTAAATTAAATTTAGCTTCAATAATTGTTTTTTTTAATAAGCTATGTTCTTCAGGGATATCTTTTATTTCAAAATTGTTATCTTGAAATGGTAATTCAAGTAATTTATAAAAGTTAAATACAAAATCAGAATTAGTATTAGATTTTTCCTTAAATGCAATTGTTTGAAAAAAACTTTCTTTATAACAGTTTGGGCATTGAACATGTGATATTGAAAAATCTGGAAAATTATCTGAATATCTATCAATGTAGGCATGTGATTTAATTCTTAAAAATACATCTCTTTCACAATGACTACAAAATTCAGAAATATCTTTATTATAGTAAACTGAATCATTGTAAGCTATAATAGTATAATTGTCTTTAATATATTTTTTAAATTCTTCGCGATCAAATAATTTCATATAAAGCGTATTTAAATTTTATTTCTTCCCTCTAAACATTTCTTTCTCCAACCCAAGTTTTAGTATCTATTTCTAAATAATTTATCAAGATAATTTATTTCATTTATCCAATCAGGTCTATTGTTATTAAAAAATGCATTAATGTTTTCATTTGTCTCATTTATGTCAACACCTAAAAGTTCCAGAGTAATCTTATTAACAATTAAGTCATTTATTTTAAATGGAAATAAAATTCCATTATTTAAATTTACTTGTCCCGTTTCTGAAATTCTGATAATTATTTTTTTATTTATCAAATTTCTAACAATAGGATCATTATAAGGCAACTCTAAGGCAGGTTTATTTAGTATATAAAACTCTCTTATAACAGATTGTTCTGATGAACTTAACTCTTCAAGATTTTTCATTAGAATTTTAAAATGTTTTCTTTTAAGAAATATTATTCTTATCTTTTTTATTAACCATAAAAGGATATTTATTGTTAAAAAAGAAATCGATACAATGAATATTATACCAAAATATTTACCGTATTCTAGTTTGAATTCTGTAATATAAAGTACATCTAAAATATTATCAGGTAGAAACATTACTAAGCCTGTAACTAAGGCTAAAAGGAAAATAATTTTGGTAGGGATTTTATTTAAATCAAAAAATTTAGTTAAAAGAGTTTCCATGATATTTATTTAGTATTTTATTCTACCAATCAGCATTCAGTTTGTTACTTGAACCTGATTCAATGTAAGCTTTTAAACTTGAGTTTAATTTACCTAATGTTTCTAATATGAAAGGTATCGAGTTTTTACCAGCACTATTTATTTCACCTTTCTTTTTGAAGTAGTAAGAAGAATCGTTAAGGTAAAAATCCCTCCAACCCCAAAGAATTTCAGGTACACCATTTGTAGGTTTATTATAATGCTTTAAACTTAAAGGGATAAATCTATATTTTCCTTCCTTAAATTCTAAATCGATTAAATAAGCTATATCATCACAAGAATTCATCCCTAAAACTTTTACACAATATCCATTTTTAGTAATTCCTTTGAATCTTATCATATTGTTTTCGATTGTAGTTTGAATAACTTCATCAGAATTCATAAAATTCTCCTTTACCCAGCCTAAAGCATTTTGATATATTTCACTTTGTGTTTTATTTGGAATATCAACAACTAATCCTTTAGGAGTTAAAGCTTCTTCCTTAGTATAATTAAACTCAGTTTGAGAGAATGAAAATATTGACAAAAATAGACCTGATATAAGTAAATATTTCTTCATAATTTTCTTAGCAATTTATTTATAATAATTAGTTAGATTTTACGGTAAACCGTATTACAGTTGATTTCGTTTAATTTTCCCTTTAACAATGAACATATGAAGAATATCTTCCTTGTTTATAATTATATCTCCTTTATAATTAGGATTTGATGCTCTTAAAATTATTTTAGATTCATCGTCATGATGATGAACTTGTTTAATAGTTTTTAAATCGTTAGCATTTCCATTTGTAGCAATAAAATAAGTTTCTCCCCATTGTATAACATCTTTGTTTACAATCTCTTTAACAGCAACAATTTCTCCAGAACAGTAATTTGGGTACATACTATCGCCAACTACTGGAAGATAAGCAGTACAGTCATTAAAATGTTCATAATTAATATAGAATGTAGGAGTTTCTCTATAGTCAGAATACATTGGCATTACACCTCCAGCAATTTCAACATTTTCATAATATGGAACACCTTCTGAACTAGAAACTATTAATTGACCAGAATGAGCTTCAGATTTTAACATTTCACCGTTGCCTGTTAATAACCATTCGTAATTTATTTCGAAAGTATTTACGATTTTTTCTAATATACTGTATTTGGGTTCTGTTTTAGCAATGTAATTTCTAATATTTGCTTCACTTACACCTAACTTGTTAGCAAACATACTATTGTTTCCTTCAGTAAAATGCATAACAAGTGTTTTTATACGTTCGTTTATAGTATTCATAATCAATTTATTCGTAAAAATATTCGTTTAAATCGTAAAATAATTCGAATAAATATTTTATTATTCGAATAAAGTTTCGATATTTGTAAAACAAAATACATCTGTGTACAAAATTACACAAATGTAAAGTAGTAAAAGTAGTAAAAATATACCAAAAATGACAGTAACGAGAACCAATAAGAAATTTTATACAAGCTTTGAAAATGGGTTAAATCAGCTCTCACGTATAGACTTACCAAAGTTTAAAGATGAAGTTGAAATTCTACTAGCATACAACGGTACTACTTTCAATGCTAAAGCAAAAGGAGCTAGGCCATTAACGCCATCTGATATGAAAACAATAGAAAGGGTTTTCAAAAAGTATGGAGTTACTCAAAATATATGGTCCGATCCTAAAGAGAAAAATTAATCAAATACCCTAAATACCCAAGATGGAAAAATTGACAGAAAGAGAAAGATTGATTACGCTGATGGTAGCGCATGGAAAATCTGTAAAAGATATTGCTGATAAAGTTTGCCGGAGCGAACATACAATCACTAAACAAATTCAAGTGATTTACGATAAAACCGGAATCGAAAGAAGGTTAAACGCTTTAGCAGCTTATTATTATCAGCTTTTGATTTCGCAACATGTAGAAGAGTCATTAATCGACAAAGTAAAAAACTTTACTCTCAATCCTAATCAACCAATCTACCTAGCATAAAATCACAGTCTCTGGACTTAAAATAAATACGAAGTGTTCTTTCAAATATAGATTAAAAAAAAGTGTTCTTCTTCCGGGATTTTCGACACGGCTTCTACTGGCGCATGAATAATGTTCCTTTTGCGGCGAACTGATAATAAAAGGTCCTTGACTTGGCGCACATGAAAAACAAACAATCTAAACGAAAGAGACTTCAAGCAAAAACGAATGAAGTGTTCTTTGACATATTGGAGATAAATAAAATGATCATTGTTAACTATATCATGTTAGGTGAGTCAGCGAGCTGTAATTGTATGCGTACTAAAGAAACAGCTAAGAGCGAGGGGATAACCTTTGAACATCCGTATTTATTTTATTTATCGAAGCGCGATAAGGCGCGCTTATAATACCTGTTATAATCCATAGTGGCGGAATTGGTAGACGCTAAGAGTTAACTACTCGTGGTTTTGAGAAGTCTAATGCATCGAATTTATGCTAAATATTTACCCGAATTATCTTAAACGACTTCGTACAGGTTCGAATCCTGTCTATGGAACTAATTAAAAACAAACCAAAATGAGTATACAGCAACTTATATCAAAGCCTTATGCTCCTATAATGGAAATTATAGAGGTGTATGGAATTAACTTCAAAACATTCAATAAGTATGTTTCAGAAAGTAAAGTAAAAATTATCAGACGTGGAAAAAGATGTACATACAAAACCTCTGATGTCCATCAAATGTTATCTGAGAGAGGTTACCCAAAACTAAAGAAAATAAAAAAAGCTTCAGTTGGCCCTGAAGCTTAATTTTCAAAATATATAATGTATGAAAAGAATAATCCCACATTATGTAGCAAAGCTACTAAAATATTTTCAACGAAAAAAAGTAGTTGAGAAAACAATTGAACCGGTTAAACCAAAAGTTTTAATTGGTATCATAAAAACTACACCCGAAGGTAAACAAATTATCTTTGATTTTACTTCAACTGAAAGCAAGAGTCTTTCTCTGCAACAACACTTACAACGATACTACAGTTGTAATGATTCAGTATTAAAAGAGCAATATCTAATCGATATGTATAATGATGGTTTTTTAGATGAAGCTATTCATGTATATGAAAGTAAGCATGGTATAATTTCAATTGATTATAGTCTATGAATGAGCATAAGCTAACGCAAGATCTAAACACATTTGTTTGTCTTGCAGCATTGATAATATTTGGGTTTTTCGTAATTAAAATAGTGTTTTAAAATGAAACGTAAAATATACATTCCGAGATTTGATGAAGTAGAATTTGACTTCATGCAAATGAAACCCGATTCATTTAGAAATGTTGATGGTGAAATGAGATTAATTTTCGAATTACATTGTACTGATCCAAAATTCAAAGGACATAATCTAGTATTAGGTATCAACTTCAATTACAATGAGAATGCCATTGATGAACGCTTTCCGAATTATCGTTATACCGAAATAGAATCAATACATAGTGTAGTATTATACGATTATGATATTGAATATCGCTTCAACGATTTTACAACAGCTAAGATACTTCAAATCGCAAAAGCTGTAATCCCTAGACAATACACTGAAATATTAACCATTAAAAATTATGCTGTATGAGTATGATTTATGTTTTTGACAGACAAAACAAGCTTGTTTTCGAAACTGAAAATAAAGCTGAATTAAGAAGAAGATTCAACATATGCTATAAAAGTCTGATGATCCGGATTGAGAAGAAAACACCATTCAAAGATCATTATTTTGCAAAAGTATATGACTTTAAAATTCCTCCGCAGCCACTTCCTAAGTCTAAAGCTAAAAAAGGAGCAGGACGACCAAATACAAAACCAAATTTAAAGAAGCAGGAAGAAAAAGAAAAGTTTAAAGAAAAAACATTCTTGACTTATTCTGAAAGCAAAGAGCAAAAGACTATCGCTCAAAAAGTCTTAGAAAAGGCTAAACTTCAAAATAGGCCGGTTCATAAAATAAGTAATAAAGATGCTGTTAGGGATTCTCTAAAACGTGAGTTTAAGCATTCTAACTTCAAATTCTAATAAACAAACTACATGAAAAATATTGTATTAAAATCGCTGGAGTTGAAAAACTTCAAATCATTCCGCCATGCCAAATTTGACGGTTTCAATGAAAAAGAAAACTTCATTTATGGCAAAAATGGAGCTGGAAAATCCACTTTATTTGATGCTTTTTTATGGCTGCTTTTTGGAAAAGATGCTAATGATCGTAAGGATTACGAAATCAAACCACTTGATGAAAATAATCAAGCTACAAAACAGGTTGATGTTGAAGTTCATGCAACTTTATTAATCAATAACGAAGAAGTTACTTTATCTAGAATTTATAAAGAGAAGTACAGACAGATTCGCGGAACAGAATCAATAGTTTACGATGGTAATACTACTAATTACTTTTTTAATGAAGTTCCTTATTCTGAAAAAGAATATAAATCTAAAATTGCAGAAATTACAGGTGAATCAATCTTTAAACTAATTACTAATCCAAGTGCTTTTGAATCGTTAGATTGGAAGAAAAAACGCGAAGTTTTAGTTTCGATTGCCGGTGAAATTTCGGACGAAGAATTATTCAATTCTGATGCTGAATTTAAGGAGCTTTCTTTAAAGTTAACTGGTAAAACGTTAGATGAGTATGATACTCAATTAAAAGCTTCAATTAAGAAGTCTAAACAAGAAAAAGAAGATACACCGGCTCGTATAGATGAACTTAAAAATTCAAAAATAGAAGATATTGATTTTAATAAAATTGATAGCGATATCCAGGAGAAAGAAACTAAGATTTCTGAAATAGATTCCGAACTTGAAAACGCTTCGAAATCGGTTCAAAACATTGTTGATGTAAATACAAAGATTCAACAAGAAATTCAAAAGCTTAATTCTCAAAAATCAGAGATTGAGATCGGTTTAAGAAATCAAGCTAAACAAGAATGTTTTGTTGATACTTCTGCAATTGATGCTTTGAAATCGAAGTTAGATAATACTAGATTATTGCTAAAGTTTGCAAATGATAATCATACTGTTTTACAAAGAAATCTAAATGATTACAATGAAAAAATTACTGAATTAGAATCAGATAGAGCGAATTTAGTAACAAGTTACAATAAAGAAAATTCAAAGTCATTAGTCTTTAAAGAAAATGACTTTAACTGCCCTTGCTGCTCACGTCCATTTGAAGAAAGGGATATTGAATCGAAAAAACAAGAATTGATTTCTAAATTTAATTCTGATAAAACAGCTTTATTAAATGACATTATTAATCAAGGAAATTTGATTAAATCTAAGATTGAGCAATATAAAATTGCACTTGATGATGTTTCTAGTAAAATTGAAACCGAAAAAGAAAATATAAGTAGAATATCATCTGAAATTATATCAATTGAAAATGAAATCCAAACAGAAACATCAAATCTTCAAACTTCTAAAAACGAAGAAGAAGTTTATCAATCATTAATCAATGATGATGCCCAATTGTCAAAATTGAATATCGAAATCGCAAAACTTCATTCGAAAATTAAAGAAGTTAAACAAGCTGATAATTCCGATTTGAAAACGCAAAAACAAACTTTACAATCGGAAATTAAGAAGTTGATTGAACTTAAAGGTAAAAGTTCTGTTAACGAAAGTATAGATAGTAGAATCAAAGAATTATCGAATCGAGAAAAAGAACTTTCTCAGATAATTGCAAGTCTTGAAAAAGAGCAATTTGTTATTGAAAGATTTAAGAAAGTCAAAACTGAAAGTCTTGAAAAATCGGTAAATGAAAAGTTTGAATATGTTACTTTCAAATTATTTGAAGAACAAGTGAACGGAGGTTTAAATCCAACTTGTATCACTTTGATTAATGGTGTTCCTTTTGGTTCTGTAAATACAGCTGGAAGAATCAATGCAGGATTAGATATTATAAATACACTTTGTAAAGTGAATGAAATCACAGCGCCTGTTTGGATTGATAACCGAGAGAGTGTTTCTGAATTAATTTACACAGATAGCCAAATTAATAATTTAATTGTAAGTCCATATTCAGATTTAAACTTTGGAATTCCTAAATACCCTCAAGACTTAATTGAAGAAGCGAAAAGCTATGATTTATCAATAACCGAATATGTTTCAATATTAGTTGAATTTGATAATATTAAAACAAATCCTAAGCCTTTTTTTAAAGATTTTTTAAATCAAAAACTTATCTCAAGTAACTAACCTCAAAACAAAATAAAATGTCAGAAAATACACAAGTAGCGCAAGTAAACCAACCAACGCCAGCAGAAAAATTTGCTTTAGCTGTTGAAAAACAATATGCAAGTAATAACGGAGCGATTGAAATGTCGTCGTTTCAAAAGAAATTAGCTCAAAACTATTTTATTGCAATTGATCAATCTATTAAAGACTCAGAAAATAGAAGAAAACAATCTGAACCATTACAATATGCATGGCAAAATATGAATTTAGATGCTAAATTCTATTTTAATGTCATGGCCTATTCAGCAATAGGTTTAGATCCGTGTCAAAAAAATCATTTGTCAATTATTTTATATAAAAACAATAAACTAGGTAAATACGACATAAGCTTTACTATTGGTTATGTCGGATTAGAATTAAAGGCAAAAAAATATGGTTTTGACATTCCTAAAGAAGTAATTACGGAAGTAGTTTACACTAATGATATTTTTAAACAATACAAAAGAAATCGTGAAAATAAAGTCGAATCATACGATTTTGAAGTTGTAGATGATTTTGACCGTGGAGAAATCAAAGGAGGTTTTTATTATCTAATTTATGATGATGAAACTAAAAATCGCATTCGAGTTTTTAACATGCACGACATCGAAAAGCGTATTCCTAAATATGCTGCTGCTGAATTCTGGGGAGGAGAAAAAGATAAATGGGTGAATGGGCAAAAAGCAGGAAAAGAAGAAGTTGAAGGTTGGAGAGATGAAATGACTCTTAAAACGCTTAAACGTGCTGCATACGATTCAATTCCTATTGATTCTGCAAAGATAGATGAAAACTTGATGCAAGTTATTCAAGCTGAAAAATCAAATGATATCGAAGGAGATATTAAGTATGAGATTGAGCAAAAAGCAAATAGTCAGGAAATCGACTTTGAAGATGCAAAATTAATTGAAGAAGTTTCTTCTCAGAAAATAGAAATTAATGCTACTTCAGTTGAACCTATTCCCGTTGAGCAAGCTTTTGAAAATAATACTACTGAAATGCAATTTCCAAATGAAGCACCTTTTGCGTAATGCAACTCAAAATAATAGGTACGGGGAGTAGCGGTAATTGCTATCTTCTCGAAAATGAAAAAGAAGCCCTAATTATAGAATTGGGGCTCAATTTTTCCAAGATAAAAAAAGTGTTGAATTTTGATTTAAGTAAGGTTGTTGGAGCTATAATTTCTCATTGTCATTTAGACCACGCAAAAGGAATGAAACAAGCCTTAGATAATGGAATTGAATGTTACAGTAGCCAAGGAACTTTTCAAAGTTTAAATATTCAGCACCACAACGCGAAAATCATCAAATCAAAACAAGCTTTTCAAATTGGAAATTTCAAAATTCTTCCTTTCAATGTTCATCATGACGTCAACGAGCCTTTAGGTTTTTTAATTGATCACGAAGAAACGGGCAGAGTGCTTTTTGTAACGGATACCACGTACATTGATTACACTTTTCCAAATTTAAATAATATCATTATTGAAGCGAATTATTGTGAAGAGATAATAAAAGAAAAATTAGGTGGTACCTGGCAAAGTGAATTTCTAAAAAATCGAATCTTAAAATCACATATGTCCTTAAATACTTGTAAAGATACTTTGCTTGCAAATGATCTTTCACAAGTACAGAAAATAGTACTTATTCACTTATCAGACAGTAATTCTGATGAGCGAAAATTCAAAAAAGAAATAGAGGAAGCAACAGGTAAAATAGTTCACGTTGCTAACAATAATCAAATTTTAGAGTTTAATAAAAATCCTTTTTAGTTATGTATATAATAATTTCTTTAAAACATACTCACAAACACGAGGAGTGTATGACACTTTGGAGATCTGATAATTCAGGTTATACTTTATGGCTTGAACAATCTGGTCAATACGAAGATTATATACGAGATTATCACGATTCTGAAGGTAATCTTCCATTAAATCAAGAGACGCTTGATAAGCTTGATTTAACTAAAAGACAAAATTATTTTGGAGAGCCTATAACTTTTATATCTAATACTTCACATAATCATAAGATTTTAGGTATTAAATACTCAAAAAAGAAATTGGTTAAGCTTTAATGATTTACAATACTTCCAATCTTGTTGAAAGGCAAAAAGCAATTACCCGAATTAAAAAACTACTTGATAATAAAGCAGTCATTGAAATTATCGAAAAGAAACCAACTAGAACTATAAAGCAGAATCGTTATCTACATTTAATCTTAGGATTTTTTGCAAGCGAAACGGGTTATACTCTTGAAGAAGTAAAACAAGAAATCTTCAAGAAAATAGTCAATCCTGCATTGTTTTATGAGGGAGAAATTGGGGAATTAGTTTCAATTCAACGTTGGAGAAGTACTGCTGATTTAGATACTTTTGAAATGACTCAAGCAATAGAGAAATTTAGGGATTATTCAAGCGCTGAAGCTGGAATATACTTACCAAGTCCAGATGAAAAAGATTTTCTAATGCAAATCGAAATTGAGTTAAAAAACAATCAAATCATTTAAAAACAAACTCATGTTAAAAAACGCATATATAGAGCATTTAGTGCTACAAAAAGTAGGTCACAAAGTAAGAGAAGAAGCTAATATTTTTGCTACTAAAACAACTGAATTTGACGAATCAAAGGAAGAACAATTGATTCCTTTCTTATTTGGTTCATTCAAGAAAAACCTTGAATTAAAACAATTCAGTCATTATACGGAAAGTCTTGAATTCAATAAAATTTACAACTTATGTAAATCTGCATTTGATGAAGAAATTGATTTTGTTGATTTTTCGAATGAAGTATTAAAAACACTTTATGATCAATCTTTACATCCACAAATTAAAAGCGGTGAAGTTTTTACGGTTCAATTGAATAATGCTCAATTTGATGCAATTCCATGCAAAGCTATTGGAATTTACAAACTCGAAAATAAATCAAAATTCTTACGTTTTGATGAAAGAGAAGTAATCGACTATAATGTTTTAAAAGGCTACAAACTCGATAAGCTCGACAAAGGAGTTTTAATTCTTGATGTTTATTGTGAAGAAGGTTTCCGAGTTTATACAATTGACGACAATAATGTCGAATCTGAATTCTGGACAAAGAATTTCTTAGAAGTGAAACCCGTTACTAATCCAGCTTTACAAACGAAGAAATTTCTCGAAACAATCAATGATTTTTCAAATGATGTTGTTTTAGATAAAACTAACAGAAAGGAACAAGCTGAATTTGTTTCAAATGCTATTGATCAATTAGTAAATCATGAATTTGTAAACATTGAAATCATTGATGAAACTTTAGGAGAATACAAAGACGATTTCAATCAATACTTAAATCAAGTAGAAATTAAATTAGATAAGGAGTTTGAAGTTGATCCTGGAGTTTTAATTACTCAAGCAAAGAAAATCAAATCCGAAATCAAATTGGATACGGGGGCCAAAATCAATCTTGACCTTCTTAATTCTGAATGTGCCGCAGATAATCTTGAAAGAGGTTATGACGATGAAAAGAAGATGTTTTACTACAAGGTTTATTTTAATTCTGAGCAGTAATGGAAAAATTAGAGTTAAAACACTTAGCGCCTTATTTACATCACGAGGTTAAATTTATATCATCAATGGATGACTCAGATGACATAATTACAAATAATATAATTTGGACACTAGATGGTGTGAATAAATTATTTGGAAGTTATTGTTTATTAACTAGAGAAAATTCAGATGCATACGATATTAATACTTGTAAATTAATTCTACATCCTTTATCTGATTTAATTAAAGAGATTCAACATAATAAACAAATTATAGCTCTAATAAATTATATATCGACTTCAAAAGCAGATAAACAACAAATGTTAAATAGAATCGAAAATAATCATAGCATTGATGTTTTTGAGTATTGGAAAATAGAAAAATTATTTTCATTACACTTCGACGTTTTCGGATTAATTAAACAAGGTTTAGCAATTGATATAAATACTTTAAATAATTAACCCATGACCAAATACGAAAAAGAAGATAAGAAGCTGTTTTGGCTTCTTTTATCTTCAACAATTATCGCTGTGCTTATTGTAGCACTATTATTCAAACTAATCAAATACATACTACTATGGTAGCAGATATCGAACAATTAAAACAAACTATACAGGCAAAGGGATTCAGAGTTGAACATTACGAAAGTCCTTTGCAGTTTAATATAATCGTCCAGACTAAATCAGGTGATCATTGTTTTGGTGAAATCTTTACAGGTTGTAATGTCAACGAGCGTATCACAATCAAAAATAGAGCTTGCGAAAAATTAAAGGAGCTGATTAAACAAAATTAGTATTATGGCTAGACCTAAAAGAATTAGAATTGACTATTTTTCTTTTGATGTAGATTTCTTTGAGGATGAAAAAATAGAGCCTATAAGTGGTGAATTTGGAGTAAAAGGAGAAATAGTTGTTATAAAGCTTTTATGTGCTATATATCGAAACGGTTATTTTACTTCATGGACTGAACAGCTTAAAATGGCATTAGCTAACCGTTGTAAAGTGTCACACGATTTAATTGATCAAATAATTTTGAGATTAGTAAAATATAATTTCTTCGATGAAGACTTATTTTTTAATGAAAAAGTAATTTCGTCAAAAGCTATTCAAAGACGTTTTAAAGAAGCAACACGAAAAAGAAAAATTGAATACGAAAATCTTGATTTTTGGTTGATTTTTGATGAAAAAGAACTTTCTTCCGCCCGAAACACATCTGCAAGTGAGTTTCTTCCGCCCGAAACCCCACAAAGTAAAAGTAAAAGTAAACTAAGTAATAATACTAACGTATTATTACAAAAACCAACCAACACGCGCGAGGAAAATTTAGAAGAAGAAAAAAATCAAAATTCAACTTTTAAAAACTTTCAAGAAGAAAAAGAAAAAAGTTCCGCGAAAAAAGAAAAAGAACTTGATAGCGTCAAAAATTATCTTGTCGAAAATGGGGCCGATTATGCTGATGTGTCTGAATGGTTTCGAAAGCGAATCGAAGAACGAAAAGCTACAACTAGATACTATGCAGAGAAATTCATTCTCGAATGCAAGAAAAATAACATTTCTGTAAGAGAAGGAGTTTACGCTTGTGCTTTCAATGGCTGGGTGAACTTCAATCCTCAATGGGTAATCAACCAAAAAGAATCAAATTCAAAATCTTCAAAAAATGGAAAATCAGAATCAACAATTGCAAATAAAGTCGGAAGAGTTGATGTTGACAAAGCCTGTGATTTCCTTGAGCGTCGCAGAAAAGAAAGGGAGTTACAGTCCTCTAGACGAACTCAAGAAGAGTTATAACCTTTCCAGAATTAACGAATACCCTATAAACGATGCGAAAACTATCATTGAAGCTTCAGTATACCAAGATGCAACTCTCAAAGGGATCAAAGATGAGAATTTGCCAGGAGAATTTGTTCTTGATGATATTTCCGAAATGATTTTAAAAATGTTTTGGATGTTGACACCAGAAGAAATTGTTTCAGCAATGAAAATGGATCGATATGGTTACTTCGAGGAAAAATCGCAGCATTTCCAATTTTACGGAACTGAATATGTCGCTGAAATTCTCAAAAAATATTGCAAATGGAAGCAAAAAAAAGCAATAGAACACAATCTTTCAAGAAAACCAGCTTCTCATCAAATTGAACATCAAATCGACGAAGAAAAAATAAATCAAGAATATCAAGATACAATTTTAAGCGAATTAAGAGAGGGAAAAACATATAGAAGTATAAATGCTCATCTTTTGCTTAAAAGTGTGCCAAATCAATTCAAACCAACCCAAAAACAATATTATTCACTCCTAGAAAAAGAAGAAAACATATTGCAAAGGGAAAAAGAAATAAAATTGACTGAGCAAAAAGATCCTTTGATTGCAAAGAAGATCATCAGAAATTTTAATGAAACACTAAAATTGAAAGCTCATCAAAGAGTTTGTAATATTATAGTTTGCAATTGGTTGTATAAAACAATTATTCAAAATGGAACTTGATCAATTAGATGAATTATCAACCAAGACAAATGAGGAATTAATCGAGATGTCAATCGAACTCATTAAAACTCTCTACAAAAACAAACCAAAACAAGGGTTTAGACTTGAATCTGGAACATTCGTAAAAGATTCTGAGCATTACTTCAAATCATATAAATCCTACTTAACAAAACCAAATAATATTCGAAGCATTACCACAGGAGAACTCAAAGAAGATTGGGTTAAGTGGTACTGTATTTTGTTGAATTTAAAAAAGCAGCTGAGATGAGAAATTATAAAGTACTAAATCTGTACGCATGTTTAGGCGGCAATAGATTGCTTTGGGAAGATTGTGAAGTTACGGCTGTAGAATTAGATCCTGAACTTGCAAGATTATATCAAGAAAGATTTCCAAATGATAAAGTAATTATTGCAGATGCACATCAATATTTATTAGATCATTATCAAGAGTTTGATTTTATATGGAGTTCGCCACCTTGTCCTACACACTCACGTGCAAGGTATTGGGCATTTGGAGCAAATGGAAAGAAACCAATATATCCAGATATGAAACTATACGAAGAAATTCTATTTCTTCAGCATTATTATAAAACAGGAAAATATGTTGTAGAAAATGTTGTTCCATATTATGATCCACTTATCCCGGCAAAAAAAAGAGGTAGACATTTGTATTGGACTAATTTTAATTTGCCTTCTGATTTGCAAGATAGGAGGTTTCCTATTTGTTCAGCTAAAAATGAATTAAAAGGGTTATGCGAGTTTCATAATTATGATTTCACAAAATACAATGGGAATCAAAGTGTACTAAAAATAGCACGAAACTTAGTTGACTTTAAAGCTGGTGAAACGATATATAATACTGCAAGAAATATCATTAAAGAATCAGAAACAAATCAGATGTCAATTTTTGAATTATAATAAAAAAGTCCCGATGAAAACACCGGAACTTCTCTCTACTACCTGCGACACTCAAGGCGAGTGTCACTGCGAATATATAAAAAATATTTTATGTCAATAAATATCACAAATGAGGATAACATGGAGTTGATGGCTCGTTATCCGGATAAATACTTTGATTTAGCAATTGTTGATCCTCCATACGGAATTAATGCACCTAATATGAAAATGGGAGAAAATAATGGTTATAAATCTACTGCAACAAAAGTTAAAGGGCGTTTAAATCAAGGAAGTGGTAAGTTGAAAAATAGAATTTTAAATAGTTCAAATATTGATTGGGATAATAAAATTCCAACCGAAGAATATTTCAAAGAATTATTCAGAGTTTCAAAAAATCAAATCATTTTCGGAGGGAATTATTTTCCATTACCACCAACACGAGGAATTATATTTTGGGACAAATTACAACCTTGGGAAAACTTCTCTCAATTTGAATTAGCGTGGACATCATTCGATAAACCTGCGGCAAAAATAGCTATAAGTACAACAGGAGGGGCAAATCTAGAAAAGAAAATTCATCCAACTCAAAAACCTGTTGAATTATATAAATGGATTTTTGATAAATATGGGGAGCCAAATTTTAAATATTTAGACACACATCATGGCTCAGGTAGTATTTCAATTGCATATCACGACATGATAAACTATTGGAAAATGCTTGAAAAAGATGTTTCACAATCAGAGTTAATTGGATGTGATAAAAATGAAATTCATTACAAAGATTCAATTGAACGAATTAACAATTATTGTAAGCCAAATTTATTTCAATAAAGAAGCCCTCCGAAAAGGGCTTGAGACCAAACTTTAATGGGATTTTAAAGTTCAAACTTCAATTTTATGAATCTCAAAAATAATAAAAAATTTAAAAATCAAAACTATGGAATTTAAAGGAACAAAAGGAGAATGGATAATGACCACTTCCAAGAAAGGCAATCACTTTATGAATGTGAGCGGTAATTACGAATTCATAAAAGTTTATTCAGGAAATCAATCTGGTAATGTGATTAGACAAAAAGCAAACGCCTTATTAATATCAAAATCACCACAAATATTAGAGAAACTTCAAGAATCAACAGAAGTAATTAAGTGGTACATGGAGAATTCTACAAGTGAACAACCTGAGCCATTTTTCAATATTGGAGCTAATCAAATAGAGCAAAACGAACAACTAATCAAACAAGCTACAGAGTTATGAGTTTAGAATTAAAACATATCAGTCCTTATTTACCATTTGGCGTAAATTTCATTTCATCAATGGATGATTCAGATGATACAATTGAATTAAATAAAATATGGACACTTGACGGAATAAATAAACTTTTCGGAGATTATTGTCTACTCACGAAAGAGAATAACGATGCTTATGATATTAAGTCTTGTAAATTACTGCTTAAACCTCTTTCAGACTTTACGAAAGAAGATTTTAGTTTACTTATGAGTTTGTACGGGTTAACAAAATCAGAAATATTAGAATGCGACATGGATTATTTGCCTCATGGATTGGTAAATTTCTTTTATAGCCATCATTTTGATATACACAACTTAATAGATGAAAAAGAAGCGGTTGATATTAACACTTTAAATCAGGAGTAATGAAATTAACATCAAGTAAAAATTTCGGAAAAACTTTAAAAGATAAAACCGATTCTGAATACAGACGACTAAGAGATAATTTCGATAATTTTCTTGAACATGCTTTACATCTTGGCATGTTTGTTCCAACAAATGAGGAGGAGAATGTTTTGGAAGAGCCATTAAAAGGAGATTACGATAACTATTGTCATTTAGATGGCGGAAATGTAGTGGATTATGAGTCTTACAATGAAGCTGTTTATCAATTTAAACAAGCCAAAGAGCGTGTATTGTTTGAGGGGTTTGAGATAAAATGTTCAAATATTACAAATAATCTTCAAAATGATTTTTTAATTATTTCAGAAACCAATGAAATAATAGGTCACGAAAATAAAGATCAATGGTTTTTTAATCCTTATAAAAAAGTTGAGGATTTAATTAATTACGATTTAACACTAACCGAAACCGCAATTAAACAAATAGGATTATGAGAGAAGTATTATTTAGAGGTTTATCAGTAAATGGAAATAAATGGGTTTACGGACATTTAATGTACTGGGCGGGTAATTATCAAATTTGGGAAACAGAAGAAGATGGCGTTCTCAGATCACGGTTTAGAATTATATAACAGTGAGTATGATAAACTTGAAGCCTCAATCCTTAACACAGAAAACATAAAGTAAGATGGAAAAAGAATTTGAAAGAAAATACATAATAGGAGGTTTATTCGAATTTGGATATTCAACAGAGGTATATGATATTAGTTTTGAAAAAATGATTTATACCGAAGATCAATATAAATCTATAATAGATGATTTAAATAATAAAGGTATTGATTATATAATTTTTCCAGATTTTCAAACTTACTTAATGCCTAAGAGTATTGGCGTATCAAAAAAAATAGACAGATTAAAAACTATGTGTAAAAATATAGGATGGCAATGTATTAACTGAAAAACATAAAGTAATGGAACTAACAGGAAAAGCAAAAGAAGATTTTAAGAAGTGGTTTATTGAAACAAAGGATCTATACGACAGTTTCGAAAATGAATTAAGGTTAATGTCTGATACGTGTTTAAACGCACATATAATTGAATGGTTTGATTCGGTTGGTATTTTTGTAAATACAGTAAGATTAGAAGGTGTTTGGAATTATAGTTTTAGGTTTAAACACAATCGTTATCAAGAATATAACTTTAACACACGCCAAGAAGCCACCGAACAATCAATAATTAAAGCAAACGATATTTACAATGAAAGATTTAAATAAATACAACACAGCGGTAGATTTAAGCAAGTTGGCTGCATGGGAAATAAAAAGTTTAATTACTTTAATAGCTAATGCAGATGAAAGAATATATTTTGAATCTTACAAAAACTTATATGTTGGAAAATTCGACATTCTTTTTAAAAATTTGGTTTTTAACGAAGATACAGATCAATACACAGAATCATCAGACGATAATTATGTAATAGTTAGCTTCCAAACATTCAAACAAATTCACTTCAAATACTGTTATCCTTATACAAGCGATTATCATATTAATTTAAAATTACTTATATTACACTAAACTATAATAAGAAATAATTAATTTTAAAATCATCTTAAATGAGTAAATATGATAAAACAGGATGCTTAAAAGCATTCAAAATATTAATTTCTACAGCCTTAATTACTGCAATAATAATTTGGTTATTTTTCAAACTAAAAGGATAAAATTACACGTATGTATTAGAAATAATACAAGTGTATTAAAACATTGAAAAACAAGTGATAAAAAGTGTTTTTGAAGCTTTTTTACTTGTTTTTTTTGTTTCTATACTACATCTTTGAGTGATTATTCAACGAAAGGGGTTCAGAGACTAATTTAATCTAGAAAATTTATTTAACCTCTTATGTAAATAGGAGGTTTTTTTTATGGTATTAATTGGAATAGATCCCGATGTTGAGAAAAATGGTTTTGCTTTAATTCAGAACAAAAATTATGAATTAGCTAACCTATCGTTCTTTGAGCTTTTTGATAAGCTAACTACTTTGAAAAACGAATATGGAACAGATAAGTTAAAAGTTTTTATTGAATGTGGTTTTTTGAATAAATCTAATTGGCATAAAATGCACAAAGGTTCAGCTTCAATTAACGCAAACATTGGAAATCGAACAGGACGTAATCATGAAGTAGCTTATAAGATTCTTGAAATGTGTGAATATCTTGATTTAAATCACTTTAAAGTTAAACCAACTGCTAAAAAAAGGGATAATAAAGATTTTGCATTAATCACAGGAATAAAGAAAAGAACCAATCAGGAACAGCGAGATGCAATGCTTTTAATTTATGGGCGTTGAATTTTTTATCATATGTTTTTTGTGTTTTGTTGGTTGGATTAGTAGCTCAGGCAGGTAGAGCGTTGGATTGAAAATCCAAAGGACAAAGGTTCAAATCCTTTCTTTTCCACAATTTCTGTCAAAGGAAATGTTTAGGGTATATAAAGGCCAGTGAAGTTTAGTAGCTGGACCTTTTCTTAATTGAATTTTAAATTTTATTATAAACAAAGGCGCTAATAATTAGGCAGTAGTAGCAAAGCGCTATTTACTGCCTTTTTTATTTTAATCTATGAAACAAAAAGTAAATAGATATAATTCTCATAATGTTCAAACTTCTTTAATTCCTGATCTTTCTAAAAGAATAGAGATTTTAGATAATGAGCAGTATTTGTTTTTACCAAAAAATTGGATAAACGATGAGGAGCTTATTGTTTTAAAATTTAGAGCAGAACAAAAGAAATATGTAATTGAATACGCTGATAGCGCACCAAAATCATCAACACAATTAATCCTTGATGAAATTGAAAAAGCAATTGAAAAAGTTACCGGATTAAATCTTTCACATTATGCTGTTAAAGATAGAACAACGCATTTGTTTTATGCTCGTGTAATATATGTTTCTATCTGTAAACTTAACAAGATTGATAATTTTAAAATCTCTGAGCAGCTCAAAAAATCCATTCGAACATTAGATCAAATAATTGAAAAACACGATAGTCTTTTCAAATTCACTCCGGAGTATCGTAGAACATACAATGATGTAATGCAAGTCATAATTAATAACCAGGTAATTGATAAAGTTTAGCTTATGACAAAACAAAGTAAATCACAAATTGTAAAAGAGTGGAAATCATCTGAGATAAAAATCAAGAAGGATTCCAAAGGCTTGCATTGGGTCGTACTTGGGAAAGATAGAGTTAAACTACCAAATGATTTCAAAGTTAAAACAATTACCCTTAGTCAAGCTGAGGGATTTCTTGGTTTGGATAAAGCTATAAATGATTTGGTTGATGATATTGAAAAGAAGAGAGTAGGGGCTCCAAGTCTTTATAAGACTGAATATAATGAACAAGCAAGAAAGCTTTGTTTATTAGGTGCTACGGATGCTGAATTAGGTGATTTTTTTAACGTGACAGAAACAACTATTAACAATTGGAAGATTGATTTTCCTGAATTTTTTGAGTCCATAAAAAAGGGAAAAGAATATGCAGATGCAAACGTTGCCAATAAACTTTATAATCGTGCTTTAGGATATGAGCATGAAGAGGATAAAATCTTCAACGATCAAGGAGTTCCTTTGATAGTTCCTACAGTTAAACATTATCCGCCTGATACAGCTGCAGCAATTTTTTGGTTAAAAAATAGACAGCCAGCAAAATGGAGAGAGAAGCAGGAAGTTGAAGCAACTTTAAAAATAGAACAACCATTATTCGGAGATGATTAGACCTGTAATTGAATTCAACGGATTTCATTACACGACAGCAATCAAGAAGTTGAGAAAACTTAAGAAGCGTATTCGTGTTATTCCAGGAGGATCATCTGCAGGAAAAACATTTGGAATTCTACCAATTCTAATCGATAAAGCAGCAAAAACTCCAATGTTGGAAATATCTGTTGTTTCTGAATCTGTTCCTCATTTACGAAAAGGAGCTTTGAAAGACTTTCTTAAGATAATGAAAGCTACAGGGCGTTACATTGACAAGAATTACAATAGGACTTTACTTACTTATACTTTTTCAAACGGTAGTTATATAGAGTTCTTTTCAGTAGATAATGAAGAGCGAGTTCGTGGTCCTCGTCGTAACATTCTTTACATGAATGAGGCAAACAATATTCGTTTTGACACTTATCATCAGTTAGCTATTCGAACTTCGCATGAGATTTGGATTGACTTCAATCCGTCTAATGAATTTTGGGCACACGAAGAATTATCTGAAAAAGATAATAGTGATGTTGAATGGTTGACACTTACTTACAAAGATAACGAAGCATTACCGCAGACTATCGTTGAAGAATTAGAAAAAGCAAGAACAAAAGGTTTTTATAATCCATTATTACCAATTGATAAACTATTCAATGAAACTAATATTAAGAATCAATATTGGTCGAATTGGTGGAAGGTTTACGGACTTGGTTTGCTCGGAGCATTAGAAGGTGTTATTTTCAGCGATTGGTCAAAGGTGAAAGATATTCCAAATGGAGCAAAACTACTTGGGTTAGGAATTGACTTTGGCTATACGAATGATCCAACAGCTATTCCGGCTTTATATAAATTCAATAATGAATATTATATTGACGAAGTTGAATATAAAACAGGAATGTCAAATAGAAATATCGCTCGTAAACTCCAAAAAGAAGGTTTTACTGAGCAGGATAAAATGGTTGCTGATTCAGCTGAACCAAAATCTATTGATGAAATAAATTCATATGGATTTTATGTAGAACCTGCAAGTAAAGGTCGTGATTCAATTATGTTTGGTATAGAAGTTTTACAAAATCATCATTTCAATATTACTGAACGTTCAACGAATATTATTGAAGAATTTAGAAAATATTGCTGGGATGTTGACAAAACAGGGAAAAAATTAAATAGACCTATTGACGATTACAATCACGCAATGGACGCATTACGTTATATAGGAATTGAAGTGTTACCGCATAATATTGTTAATGAAACCAAAGAGCATACAGAGGACATACTATCAAGATTAAATTTTTAAACTATAAAATGAACGAATTATGTAAACTTTTAAATATACCCGAAGACTCAACTATACAGAAAATTATCGAAGCTTTAAAACAAGGAAAAGATAAAACTCAAATCATTGAAGAAGCAAGAAAACAACTTGATCCGAAACAGCATGATATTATGAATCCTATTCTCAGAAGGCCTAAGAATAAGGATGAAAACGATAAAAACAAAGATGTTATTTCGATTGCTTTAGCTTATCAAAAATGGATTGTCCGAAAAGAGAAAGCGATGATTTTTGGTAATCAACCAATTTTAAAAGCAAATCCTAATGATGAAACTGAAAAAACTGTTTTAAAGGCAATTGAAAGAATTCTGCATGACATCAAAGAATCTTCTTTTAATCGTAAACTAGCTGAATCAATTGGTTCTTTCACGGAAGGTGGTGAGCTTTGGTATTTGAAAGAGGATGATGAAGTTCACGATTCTTACGGCTTTAAAACAAAGATGAAAATTAAAGCAATGTTATTGTCTTTGAAAAATGGAAGTCAGCTTTATCCATGCAAAGACGATTTTGGTGACATGATTTCTTTTTCACGAAATTACACAAAAAACCTACAAGGAAAAGAAGTTGAGTATTTTGAAGTTTACACTCAAAAATATACTTATTTATTTTCAAATTTTAAAGAATGGGAGCTTGTAGAAGGTTATCCAAAAGCTCAACAATTAGATAAAATACCTGCTGTATTTGGTGAGCAAGAAAACGTATCATGGTATGATGTACAAGATTTAATCGAAAGGATTGAAACATTAGTTTCTGATCATGGAGAAGTAAACGACAGAAATGCCTATCCAATTCTAAAAGTAATTGGTAAACTTAAAAATTATCTGAATAAAGGACCAGGAGGAGGAGTTGAACTTGACAAAGATTCAGATATGAATTATTTATCATGGGATCAAGCAACAGATTCGATCAAACTTGAAATTGATAATCTTGTAAAAAATATTCAATTATTTTCTCAAACACCAAACATTTCTTTTGATGAAGTTAAATCTTTAGGTGCTTTATCCGGGACAGCGTTAAAAATGTTATTCCTTGATGCTCATCTTAAAGTAATGGAGAAACGAGAGATTTATGACGAGTATCTGCAACGTCGAATCAATATCATCAAAAAAATCCTTGCGACATTAAATCCTGCTTGGAAAACTGCAATTGATAATCTAGTTATTGAACCTGAAATCGTTCCTTTCATGGTCGAGAACGAGAAAGAACAAGTTGAAATTGCTTTACTTAAAAATGGGAATAAAGCTTTAGAATCTCACGAGAAATCTGTTAAGAATTGGCAAGGCCAAGACACAGAAGATTTTGATAAGATTAAACAAGAGGAAAAGGACGTTTATAATTTGGATTATTTTAATCCTGTAACAGAGTAAAAAATATGAAATTTTCAATAGAAGTAGAATATGATATTGGTGATGTTGTTTATTCTAAAACAGACATGGATCAAAAATTAGGAATTGTTTTAGGGTATGAAATTACAAATTTAGGTGTGCAATATATTGTTACGTTCAATTCGGAAACAAATATTTTTAATCCACTTGAATTATCTCCTATTAAAACAATTTATTAGATGAGTATCGAAGAGTTCATAAAAAGCGACGAAAAACTTGCAAGAATTGCAGCTGGAAAGAATCTGAAACAAATCGAAAAGCTATTTCAAAAATACATTTCGAAAGTAATTCTTTTATATCAAAATTTTAATGGGGTTGATGTACAAAATGTCAGCCCTCAGTTTAAAAAAGAAATTGAAAAGCTAACTAAACAACTTGCTTTAGATTTAGAAAATAAAATCAATGATGCTACAAAAAAGCAATGGTTGTTAGCGCAAGGAACTGCAACAAAATTCGTTGAAACTTATTTTGAGATTGATAAACTAAATAAAGCTACTCAGCAACTTTTTAGGAGTAGTAATCTTGATAATTACTTGCAAGCACGTAAATCAAGATTAACTCAATTTAAACTTTCTGATAAGGTTTGGAAGTATTCAAAGAGCTTTGAGACAAATATCATTGACTCGTTGGATATTGCATTTAAGAATGGTGATTCTGCTCAAGTACTAGCACGTGATATTAAACAATATTTAAACGAACCTAAAAAACTATTTCTACGTGTTCGTGATGTTAAAGGACAATTATATCTTTCTAAAAATGCTGCAGCTTATAATCCGGGACAAGGTGTTTATCGTTCAGCTCATAAGAACGCTTTGCGTTTAGCAAGTTCCGAAATCAATGCGTTTTACAAAGAATCTGAGAATCAACGCTGGAAGTCAATGGATTTTGTTGTAGGATTTGAAATAAAACGATCAAACAATGTTTTTGATTGTGATTTATGTGAATCTTTGAAAGGTAGATATCCGAAATCGTTTTTATTTATTGGTTGGCATCCGAATTGTCGATGTTATCAAATTCCAATTCTTAAGCCAATCGAAATGTTTACTGATGAATTGAAAGGAGCTGTAAAACCATCTTATTCTCATCTAGGTAATTTTCAAACTACTGAGATAAAAGAAATGCCTGCTAATTATAAAAATCATTTAAAAGAAAAAGCAGACATTTATAGGGGGTATAAAACCGTTCCTTATTGGGTTAGTTTACATTAATAATTTTATCATAAATTATTACATTATCATTAAAAATCGCAGTTATTTGTATTTTATCAGATTTTGAGAAGTTAAATTTTGCATTACCTGTTCCTGAATCTAAATAATAACTTTGTGAATTTGTTTCGTTATTCCAAAGTAAATTATTCCAACCATCAAATGGTAAATACATTCCATATCCAGTATTATCTTTGTTTAATAAAGGTTTTAAAGTAATTAATATATTTGTTCCTGCTGGTATTTGACAATTAAAACAATACATTTTATTAATTGTAAAATTGAATAATTCAGGATGTAAAACATTATCACCATTAATATTACTTTTAATAAATTCAGGTTTTTGAGAAATATTTGATGGATTATGAATATCATTATGAAAATTAATTTTATTGATACCTCCACTTTGATTATTAGTATTTATTAATCCATTTGGATTATTAGTCATATTTTTGGCTTTTTTCTCTTTTTTAAAGTATGAAACTATTCCAAATAAAATTGTAACTCCTATTCCTGAAAACAACCATTCTTTGTTTTTTAATAGATAATTTATAATTTCTTCCATTTTATATAATATTGATTAGTATCCATCCATGCCAAAACTAATCATAAGGTTTTAACTTGCATTACGGTTAACCGTAATAACAAATTCCTTTCCCTTATCTCGCACTTATCTCATTCGAAAATACACTACTTAAGCGAAGTTGCTTCAATATTTTTGCTTTAATCGATTTGAAATTAAAATCTCATATATGAAACAAAAATTACTTGAGTTACTTACTGCTAAATTTTTAGGGAAAGGCACTACTCGTAAAGACACATTGGCTCGATTAGCTTCTGCTTTTGCGACACAATGTACAACAGAAGAAGAAGCGCAGGCACTTATCGACAAAGTTACAGTTGAACAAGTTACTGACTTCGAAAAAGAACACCGTTCGGAAGTAGATTCTGAAATTGCTAAGGCTACAAAAACAGCTTTGGATAATGCTAATAAAGGTAAAGGTGGTGAAGGAGCAGGGGAACATGATCCGGAGCCTGGTAAAGGTGAAGGGGGAAATCCTGATCCAAATGATATTGCTTCAATCGTTGCGGCTGCTATTGAAAAAGCAACTACTCCATTATTGCAAGAAATCAACTCTATCAAAATTGGTAAAACAACAGAAACAAGGCTTTCTCGTATGGAAGAAATCTTGAAAGATGTCAATCCTGAATTAAAAGCTAAAACGCTTAAAGATTTTGGAAGAATGGCTTTTGAAAATGATGAATCTTTTGAGGAATACTTAACGGAAACTACAACTGATATTCAAACAATCAATCAAACAATCGTTAATCAAGGTTTAGCAGGTCATCAACCAGGTAATGGAGGAGCTGGCAAAGGAGGAAAGCTATCTGATGCCGACTATGATGCAATGATGAACCAATAAAACAATTAAAAATGGGAAAAGGTCCTTATGTTGATTTAACATCAAAGAAAGATTATCCAACGAATGGTAAAGACCAGGTAGTTTGGAGAAGTAAGTTAGGTTACTACAGTGGAGGTAGAACTTTGGATGTTACACAGCTTACAGATGATGCGGTTTATGCTGGACATATTATTGTTAGAGATAAAACAACTGAAGTATGTCGAGCATTGGAGGTCACTGGAGATACATTCAATGATATTAAAGTAAATGATGAAATTCTTGGCTTAACTGTTTCTTCAGTTCCAAAGAATAAAGCATTTGTTAGTATGGTAACTATTGGTATTGCTGCAGAAAATGCACTTCCATTTAAAATGACAACTGAATTGAAAGCTAAAGTTCAAGCAGCATTGCCTGGATTACAATTTCATAAATAATTAATCAAAAGAAAATTTAATGGCAAAATCATTATTTTTAAATTATACAGAAGCTCATTATGCAGGTTATATTCTTGCGAAACATAGAAAGATTAATGGACTTTCTGAAGGAGCTATAAAGCCGTATTTATTTCAACAAAAGTTGGATACTAAATACTCGGCTGATGGTAAATGGTCAACGATTACAGGTTTGTTTAAAAACGTTTTAGCAGATTACGTAGACATTGATTCACCAGCACCATTAAAAGCACGTGGTACTCGTGGTAGAGCAGATGGTGAAATTCCAGATATCTCAAATAAATACCACAAGAGTGCTAAGCAAATGCGTGATATCAGAACGATGATTGCTACTCTAGCAACAAACCCTTCTTTAGGTGATAATTATGAAAAGCAAATTATTGAGGAATTATTCCGGGATGATGCTAATGCGTTAAATAACGTTTACGAACTTCATGAATATTCTTTCTTAAAAGGCTTCTCAAATGGTGTTTTTGAAGTGGATCAAGATGTATCTAATGGTGTCACATTACGCGCTAACTTCCAATATATCGATAGTCATTTATTTAAGACAGATAGTTATACAACAATTACAATTAATGACATCAATAAAATCACTGACAAGGCAAAAGCAGATGGTAATGTCTTAAAAGAAGTATACATTGATGCAACTGCAATGGCAAAAATTAAAAAGGATGCTTCATTTAAAGAACAGTTTGTCTTTAACAAAGATATTATTGCAGACGCTAGTAAACTTCCAAATTTAACATCTTCTAAAGTTGTTGAATTCTTCAAAGATGAATGGGGATTAACAGTTATTACAGATGGAGTAGATAGAACTTTTATTTCGCAAAAAGATAGTGTTGAAACAACTGTTAAACCTTGGGCTGACGGAGTAATGATGTTTACTTCTTCTTCAAATATTGGTTCATTAATTTGGACTCATACAGAGGAATATTTTAGTCCAACTGAAGGAGTGAAATATCAATTAGCTGGCCATGTTCTAATGAGTAAGTTTAGTACAACTGATCCAAAATCAGAAAGTACAAAAGCTGAAACTAGAGCTTTACCGGTTATTGGAGCTGTTGAAGGAATTTACCGACTTGAAACTGTTGAAGCAGAGGAATCTTCTGATTTACCAACTGGATAAAATCTATATATCATGGCTAAAGTAACTTTAACTAAAAAATTAGTAGAAGGAAACTCTCAGTTAGCAGAATTACTTGCAGAGAGAAATATCGAGGTAGGTTCTAAAATCGAGCAATCGGAATTAGATGATTTGTACAAAGTTTTAGAAACTACTGAATTGAAGGAATTAACTCAAGAACATTTTGATGCTGAACCTGGTTTAGCTGATAAAGGTTTTGAGGTTGGACAAGTAGTTCGAGTTAAAAAGAAAGTTGAGGAACAAAATCAAAACTTAAACCAAGGTTTAAAGCTGTTCTACAAAGTAATCTCTCGTTTCCGTGACAAGGACAACGATAGAATGATATACGAAGTAGGAGAGCTTGTTCCGGAGAATTTCGAAGAAGAAAGAATCACCGACTTGTTATCACGTAAGTTAATCTCAGAAGCGTAATTATGACAAATAAAGAATACATACAAAGCGTAATGTCAAGGGTTGGAGCCAATGCAAACGATGTAACTATTTTGTTTGCTGAAAATCCAACTTTAGATCCAGACGCACAATTGATTTTGGAAGATTGCGAAAAAGCTTTGTATGATTCTTTTTGTTCTTGGATTCCAATGTATGAAAGTGTATCCGAAGGAGACATGACTGTCAAATGGAATTGGAATGCGATTCGAATGATGCTAGGTAGATTGGCTGCAAAGTTAGAATTACCTAATCCATTAGACGAAAATGAACCAACTGTAACAGCAATTGATCCATGGGGGCAATAGGACACGATCATTATTTATTTGTTGAGGATAATTCACTTATTTACGATGAAGAAACAGGCGAAATGATTCCTAATCCAAACGGAATAAAGTTCATTTCTAAATGTCGTGAACAGGTTAATTCAAGCGGAAAAATGATTGCTGGAACTGACGGAATTACAATAGCTTTTAATTCACTTATTCATTTGGAGAAAACCATATTACCGATTGATTTAGGCAAAACTATTATAGTTTCAAATGATTTGGAAGGTAAAGATGTTCGAATTAAAGGAGCTGTTCTAAGATTTACACAAGGATTATTACACAATAGATTATGGGTATAAAACCTAATTTTTCGACAAGTGATTTAGATAAGCTTAATCAAAAAATCATTGAAAATACAATGGAAAAGTGTATTAAAGCTTATTTATACTTAGGTGAAAACGTTGTTTCTCATGCGAAACAAAGTGTTGGATTTATGGATCAAACTGGGAATTTAAGATCATCTATTGGATATATACTATTTGTGAATGGATTAGTTTACAGAGAGTTTTACGAAGGTAAAGCAGTTGGAACTTCCGAGGGAAAACAATTTGCACGTGAATTAGCTTCGAAAGCTCGAAAAGCTCCAATAGTCTTAGTCTTTACTGCAGGAATGAATTACGCTTATTCAGTTGAATCTAGAGGTTATAACGTTCTAGCAGCGTCTGAGAATTATACGAAACAGGTGGCTGATATTATAATCAAACAAATGATGAAATGATGTACGATATTTTCGACGCAAACGAATTGCTTTTTAAAGCTTTAAATACTGATGAGGTTAAATCTTCTATAAATGGAAAGTTGTATAATGATAGGCGTCCAATAAATTCACTGAAAGAAGACATTGTCGTGAATACTATCACTATCACAACTGTTTTTAAGCCTCAATTAGCAACTTCAAATATCAATATATATGTTCCGGATGTTGAAGGAGTTAAAAATTCAAAGCGATTAAAGGAAATTTCGAGAGTTGTTCGCAAAGTATTTGAAGAGCATCAATTCATTGGAAAATCGGTTTACATTTCAAATTTAGGAATTATCCAAGAGGAAAACAGAAAAGAACATTATGTAAATCTCCGCATCCAATGGAGAATTTACGATCAAAAACAAACTAATTATTAATTTATAAAAATCTATATTATGGCAACATACACATTTGGTTTAGCTAAAGTAATGGTGGCAGAAGTTTCAGCTGATGGAACAATGCCTGATACTTCAACAATGACAAAAATTGGTGAAGTATTTGAGGATTCCGGTTCATTAGAACAAGAGGAAGGTGAGACTACTGAATTCAAAGAGGAAGGTAATCCAATTCCCAAGGTTGTAATTACAAAACAAGGTAAAATTACATTCAAATTTAACTTAATGAATGTTGATCCTAAAATGATGGCTGATTATATTGGTGGATCAGTAAATGTAACTTCAAAAGAATGGGAGTTTGATGGAAAAGCTAAATCAGTTGAAAAAGCATTATACATTCAACCTGAACAAGGTTTGTATTTTAAAATTCCGAAAGCTTCTATTTCTGCTGTACTTTCAGGTGAAATGAATCAAAGTAATTTAATTACAATGAACTTTACAGTAACTCCGTTATCTCCAGGAGAAGGTAAAAAATCAGTTTTGGCCGGGAATGTTTCAGATTTACCAACGGGTTAACCAATTGATTTAATATTTTATAACAAAAAACCACTCTTTATAGGAGTGGTTTTTTTTAATCTTTATAAGAAATTTTCAAATTACCAGAATGTAATGCATTGTAAAAATATTGGTGAAAATTATAGCTTTCTTTTATTGTTTTGTAATTAGATTCATCAATTTCAATTTCTAAATATTTACAAATCTCCTCGAAAATACTATTTATCACTTCAATTAAAGGATAGATGTCTTTTAGATTAAAATTTTCAATATCATTAACATTATGATGTGCATATTTATTATCTCTAAAAGTTATGATTTTATTAAATGATGGTTTCAGTTGTTCTAATTTGCTCAAATCTAATGTATGTCTAAACGGATGGCCAGATAGAGTACTTTTGAATTTATAGAAATTTAAACAATCGTTACTGCTATTTTTAGTTAATTGAGCTATATCAATGGCTAATGATCTGCAAAGATCAAAGTAAATAAATTTAAAATGTTTTTCAGGCATTTTATCTACTATTGATTGGTTTATAAACCCTTCCAGATTGTATCTGTAAATATTTATCCTTGAAACAATTTCTATTAAACCATATACTTTGTTTTCTAAATCTTCTCTTGTTAAATTCATTTTAAATTGTGTTTTCACAAATATACTAAAATGTATTTTCCCCCGTAACTCACTCTTAACTCACCCGATTTAGCAATAACAAATCCTTATCCCTTCGCCACCTTTGTAAAAATCGAAATCCATGGATAAAAAAGATATACAAAGAGAAGAAATCAAGACACTAATAGAATCTCCTTACGAATTTGAAGTTGAATTTAACAAGAAAGTAGTTATTCAAGAAAAGGTCTTTTTTGGATTAATTCCCTACGAAAAAAAGGTGGCCCAAAAAGTAAGAGAAAAGTTCGAAATCAAACCTTGTACATTATCTACTTTAGATCGGCTTTGTCAATATCAAATTGAACTATTTATTGATGAAAGTAAATTGAATGATGAAGTAGAAATCTTTAATCAAACAAAAGTAATTGCGGCCAAGAATTCTAAACTAATGGCTCACATAGTTGCGGTTGCAGTACTTGGAATCGATTACTCAAAATCTGAATTTAAACGAGTTTCAACTATTCTTTATAATTCGCTTACACCGTCCAAATTATTTGAAATCATCAATGAAATTTTAAAATCTCAGGATCTCGCAAATTTTATGCACTCTACTCGATTAGCATCGATAAAGATGACGATAAGTCCAAACGAAGTAGAGTAACAGGAATGAAAAGCACATACGGAACTAGAGCTTCTATTTGTGCTCATTTTGGTTGGACACTAGATTATTTAGAAAACGGAATTCCCTGGTCGAAAGTAATTCGTTTGATGGCCGATTTACCTTCATACGATTATAATGATGACGAAAATACAAAAGCTCAAACAAAAAAAGCAGTAAAAATTACAGAACAGAATGCAGATGACATTCTTAAAATGTTTCAAAGCTAATGGATATAAGTAACGGAAGATTAGGATTTACCCAAGATTTAGATAATCAAAAATTTTTAAATGCACTTCGACAATCGAATCGAGGTGTAACAGATTTTAATGCCCATTTACAGAGTAACTTCAACCAATCGTTGATTTCAGTTAATGATTTAGCAAAGGGTGTTACTGCATTTCTTACAATCGATATGGCTCGCGATTTTATCACAAAAATGGTTAAGATTCGAGGTGAATTCGAACAAACAGAAATTGCTTTTAATACTATGCTTCAATCTCGTGAAAAAGGTAACGCGTTGATGCAGGAAATGGTAGAGCTTGCAAAGAATACTCCAATGCAATTTAGTGAGGTTTCACAAGGGGCTAAACAGCTTTTAGCGTATCAAGTTGAAGCTGAAAAATTAACTGAAACTCTTTCGATGCTTGGTGATATTTCTAGTGGTCTAGGTGTACCTATGTCACGACTTATTTTAGTTTATGGACAAGTTAGAGCTAAAGGCCGTTTAATGGGTGACGATTTACGTCAGTTTACAGAAGCTGGGGTTCCAATGATTGCTATGATAGCCAAAAATATGGGAGTAGCTCAATCTGCTGTAGCTGATATGGTTTCAGAGGGAAAAGTTGGTTTTAAGGATGTTGAAAAAGTTCTTCAACAATTAACTGATCAAGGAGGGTTGTTTTACAATATGATGGAAGAGCAGTCTAAAACTATTCCTGGACAAATCGCTAAACTTCAAGATGAGATTGAGCAAATGTTTAATGATATCGGTAAAGATTCTCAAGGGTTTGTTACTGATGTTATTAGTGGAGCGTCTTATGTTGTTGAACATTACAAAGAGGTAGCTAAAATTCTTGGTTTCTTAGTTTTAACATATGGGACTTATCGCGCTGCATTAATAGCTACGATTGCATTGCAAAGAGCCCAAGTTATTCTTGGTAATGTACAGGCGTTTCTACAATTAGCAACTTCTATTCGTAGCGCGAAAGATGCTCAATTACTTTTTAATATGGCTGTCTCTGCAAATCCTTATGCAATTGCTGCAGCTGCTCTTGCTGGTTTAATTGCTATATTATATAATTTAAATTCTGAACTCAGTCATGCTGAAAAAATGCAAAATAATATATCTGAGGCTACTGAAAACGCTACTAAATCTGTAAAATCTGAACAAGATGAGGTTAGTAGATTAATCGCAATCTCTAAAGATGAAAACCTTTCTAAAGAAGCGCGACTAAGGGCAATTAAAAGACTAAACGAAATTTCTCCACAGTATTTAGGCAATCTTAATTTAGAAAATATCAATACTCAATTAGCTGTTAAGGCTGTTGATGCGTATTCTACTGCTTTATATAAAAATGCAAAAGCTAAGGCGTTTCAAGCTAAATATGATGATATTGTAAATAAAAGAATAGAAACTTCTAATAAGACTTCAAATGATTATAAAAGTGGTGTTGGTAAAGCATTAGATTGGGTATTAGGTGAAACCAAAGGTTACAAAGATTATAATGATGTTTTAAACGCTGTAATAAAGAACGAAAGTAAAGTCTATAAAACTCGGGAACAGCAAGAAAAAAGAGCGCGAGCACTTTATAAAGAATTTGGATTAGATAAAAAACATCTTGAACTCGCTCAATATGACGCTCAATTAATAGATTTTGAAAAAGAATTAATTAAAAGTCAAGCAGATATTGAAAAAACTGTTACAGAGATTGATCAAACTGTTTCTGGTGATAAAAAAAAGACTAAAATTAAAAAATCAGATGATCCTTTCGAAATATATAAAAAACAAATTCAATCTGTAAAAGAAGATTATGAGCGTTTTGTTGATTACATGAATTCTGATGATTTAGTTCTTAAAAACTTTGGGAAAATTCAATATGAAACTCTTTCTAAAAGTGGAGCTACTTATGAAGATTATTTGAGAAAAGTTCAAAAACAACTTGTTGGAGTAACAAATAAAACGTCACTGCAAGTTAAGCAATTACGTTTTATTAACGATGAATTAGCAAAAACTATTGAATACAATTCGTTTGATAAATTTAAAGAGGGTATTGAAGAATCAATTTCAGAATCAGAAAACCTGTTAGAAGTTCTTGGGAAAATTCAAGAAGAAAAATCAAAACTTCAAGGCAATACGGATCAAATCAGCATTGACAAATTAAAGTTTCTTGATGAAAAAGAAATTGAAAACATAAAAAAAGCGGATGATGCTGTTAAGGATTTAATCAGAACATTATCTCAAGAATCTAAACCGTTAGATACAATTAATAAAAAGTTCGATGCTCAGTTATTTTTACTTAAAAAGAAAATCAATGATGCAAATGATGAGATTGGAAAACTCACGATTTCGGCTAATTCTTCTACAACTGATTCAAACGAACGAATTAAGATTGAAGAGAGAATTTTAAAACTCAAAAAAGAAATTCTTGATACTCAAAACTTAATTGACTTCAACGAAAGTAAAAGAGCAGTTGAAACAAAGAATGTTACTAATAATACCGATTACAATAAACTACTTTCTGAATATCAATCTTATGAAGATAAGATAAAAGCTATTGACGATAAAATGAAGGCTGATTTATTAACGAATCAGAATTATTATGAATCAGAAAAGTTGAGGTCGATTCAGCAAGGTAAAGATTCAGAGATTAAGTTATTAGAGGATATCAAAAAAGCGAAAGATGCTCAGATTAAAAAACAAGCTACTGATGAGACTTCAGGGATTGTTAAAGATCAATTAATGGGATCGGAGGATTGGGCTAACCTTTTTTCAAATATGGATGAAATGTCAGTTGTTCAGATTGATAATTTAATAAAAGAAATTGAAACTAAATTTAATCAACTAAAAGGCAAATTTAATCCAATAGATTTAAATGCTATTTTAAAACAACTTCGTCAAGCTAGAAAAATATTAATTGAAAAAAATCCATTTGGAGAGTTAGCTAAAGGGTTTGCTGATTTATTTACAGAAGCTGAGGCAGGTACTGAAAAAAATACAGATTCTATAGTTCAAAAATGGGATAGAGTTCAAAAAGCATTAGATGGTAGTTTTGAATTTATTGATGACGCTTTAAAGTCCACGGGAGCTTTAAAAGAGGGACTAGGAGAAACTGCAAAAGCTGGATTGCAAGCTGTAACAACAACAATTAGCTCAGCTCTTGCAATTAAGGCAACTGTAAAATCAGCCAAAGAAGGGATTTCTTCACTCGAAAAAGCATCGGTTATCCTTGCTATTATTTCAGCCGCATTACAAATAGCTCAGGCTATTGCTAAATTCCTTTCCAACATTTTTTCAAAAGACAAAAAGCGCGAAAAACAGATTAAGGAACATAAAAGGTCAGTTGACGAATTAACGAATGCATACAAAGATTTAGAAGATGCTGTTAAACGTGCTCTTGGTTCCGATGTTTATTCTGGTCAAAAACAAATGATTGAAAATCTGAAACAACAACAGATTGAATATCAAAAAATGATTGAGCTTGAAAAAGGGAAAAAGAAAAAGGATAGTGGAAAAATCAAGGAATGGGAAGATGCTCTACGTGATTCTAAAAATACTATCCAGGATCTTCTTGAGGAAATTGCAGAGGATGTTGTTCAAACTAATGCAAAGGATTTAGCAACGGAATTAGGTGATGCTTTAGTTGAAGCTTTTGGAAAAGGAGAAGATGCAGCCAAAGCATTTGGAGAAGTAGCAAATAATGTTCTTAAGAATGCAGTTTTAAACCAGCTTAAAAAACAATTCTTAGAGAAACAATTACAAGCTGCGCTTGACAAGCTTTATAAGGATATGGGCGGTGATGACGAAGGTAATTTCAATTGGAATGGATTGTCTCCGGAAGAGCAACAAGAGTTCCGGGATAAGCTTAAGGAGATTTCTCAAAATTTCACAGGTATGCTAGATGAGTACTCTGATTTGTTTAAAGATTTAACCGATCCAAATGAAAATTCGTTATCGGGCGCCATAAAAGGAGTTTCCGAGGAAACAGCTTCTCTAATAGCTGGACAAATAAACGCGATGAGATTGCTTATTGTCGAAGCCAATCAATCGAGAATGGAAACAAATAGAATTCTTATTCAAAGCTTAGAAAGGTTAGCTAACATTGATTTTAATACTAAAGCAGCAAATTTAATGCTTGAAAAGATGTATTCATTTATGTTGAATTTTAAAGATAATACTAGATCTTATGGATTTTAATAATATAAAAATAGAAGCTTTAAAAAGAGCACAACAAAACGAAATATGTGAAGAGTGGGCCGTTAAAATGGAAAAGGCTCAATCTTTAGATGAATTACTTGAAATGTACATTCAAGGGATTGATTTTTCTTTCTCTACAGAATTTCTGTCGAATGATTTTATGCGAAGAAATTTAAAAGGAAAAATGGAACATAAAGGAATTTTTCTTGATGATTCCATTGATTTGCATAATCAAAGAGAAATAGTTTGTCTTGGTGATTCAAGGTTGAATTATTTAGGAGATCAGTATTCTGTTTCTCAGATGTATTTAAGGGATAATGTGAAAGCTCGATTAGTTGTTCGAGATAGTGCATTTGTTATGATTGATATTTTTGATAATGTTCAATTAGAAATTGTTGCAAGTGAAAAAGCAAATGTTCGTGTAAACTGTTATAAAGGTGCGAAAGTTACATTTAAAAGCATTGATGACAGTTATGTGAAAGTATCAAATAAAGACTCAAAAACTTATAGATGATTCCGGTAATTTATTTACTTGATCAAATACCCTTTAAAAATTATAATGTTTATGTTTCTGATTCTTCTAATCTATTTGATAAGCCTTCTGTAAAAGAAAATCAAAAAAAAGATTGGGGAGACGAACATGGATACGACCTAAATTTAAATTCAAGATATTACAATTCTAAAACACTAACAATTGAATGTTTTATTCCAGCTAAAACATTGAAAGAATGTATTGAAAAGTATAATAACTTTTACAATGCCTTAGATGTCAAAGGCTCTCGTAGATTATCAGTTATAGCCGGCTATTTAAGAATGGAATATCAAGTTTTCAGACAAGATACAGCTGAAAATAAATTGAATTACGATGATTCGAATGCGGTTGGTACTTTCAAACTAAAATTGATTGAAAACATGCCGGTTAAGCGTATTCTTAAATCGACATCAAAAACAACAACCATATCATTAAAATCTAAAAAAGTTCTAATTATTAACTGGGGTGATGGAACTGAAGAATATACATCACCAAATGTTGAATTGTATTCACATATTTATCAGACAACAAATACTTATTATCCAATGATATTAGGTGATTTAGATTCAATTACACTGTTTAACTCAAATGCGGAGATACTATGGAACAGATTCTAATTAAACGAGCTGATAATACAGAGTATTTGCTTGAAGATAGAAGTCAGGGAAGAATCGTTCAATCAATCATTCAATCCACTGAATTAAGAAGTAATGATGTTATAAATATTGAGCTTACAAGTTCTGAATTTATCAATTTTACAATTGGTGATTCTTTCAATTATTTAAGCCAAAAATATTCTTTAAATCAAATACCGCGATATTTTAAAAATGGGTCCAATGACTTTCAGTATTCCATAACATTCGAAGGTGTAATATTTGATTTACGTCGAGCTTCTTATGATGTAAATATTGATACTACAGGCTCGGCGGTTTACGGAGAAACTTTAACGGCAGATTTAGAATTATTCGCTAAAATTTTAATCGAAAATATAAATCGTGTTTTTCCTGATAAATGGGTTTTAGGTGAGCTTCCGGAAGAAACGGAAACTAAAACAATTACATTTTCAGAAGAAGAAAATTGTTTAGGAGCGCTGCAGATGTTTTGTGATGAATACGATACAGATTTTGTAATTAAAACAAATAATAATGGAGTTCATATTTTAAACTTCAAACAAGTTGGAAACGAAATTCCTTTAGAGTTTAAAGTTGGTTTTCAGAAAGGACTATATACTTTAACTCGAGAAAAAGTTGATGCAAGTGATATTGTAACTCGTTTAAAAGTTTACGGAGCTGATAAGAATTTAGGAACCGATTATCGTGCTAACCGTTTGGTATTAAAAGATACAAATAAACCTAATTCTTACATAGAAAATATACAGGCTGTTACAAAATACGGCGTTTATGAATCAACTAAAATATTTGATGAAATATATCCGCATCGTAAAGGAAAAGTAACATCAATAGATTCAGAATCACCATATAAATTTTCGGATATCTCCATGGATTTTGATCTAAACGAGAAAGATGAAAATGGAACTAAGTATTTATTAAACGGGACCAATGCTAAAATACATTTTAATACAGGTTCTTTAGCTGGTTATGAATTTGAGATACATGCTTATGACGATACTCTTAAAGAATTTCATCTAATCAAGTTTGCAGATGAAAATGGGTACGAATTTCCTTCACAAGATAATGATTCTTTTAGAATTTCAATCGGTGATGAGTATGTTATTTTAGACATTCAAATGCCTCAAGTATATATTGATAATGCGGAAGCTGAATTATTTGAAAAAGCCGAGGAATATTTATCTGATAAGTTAGAGCCAAATATTCAATACTTACTTGATGTTGATACGTTGCATTTGCAAAGAATTTTAAATGATACTGTTACTGAATTTTTCTCAATTGGGGATTTCATAAAAGTTGTAGATGAAGATTTTGATATAAATCGATATATCCGAATTAAATCTATTGAAAGAGACTTGAGTAATCCGTTTGACTATAAGTTAACTTTATCAGATTCGAAAGTAACTAATTTTTTGAATGGGACCATTCCGGGAGAAATAAACAACATCAAAAACATCATCAAATTAAATAATCTTAACGATCCGGCCAAAGCAAGACGTAATTGGAAAGATGCACAAGAGGTTCTTAACATGGTTTTTGACGTTGAAGGAGATTATTATACTGATAAAATTAAACCAAACTCAATCGAAACAACTCACCTGCAAGTCGGTGCTAAGTCAATGCAGTTTAATCTCATTGATTCATTTTTCGAGCCTAATTTTGAGGGTAATCCAAATAAAATAAGATGGTCCACATGTAGATTAATTCATTTTACAATTTCTGATAAAATTGTTGAATGGCAATTACAAGGAGGTCAAAAGGATTTAGAGTCGAATAAACCATATTATATGTATGCAAGATGTAGTAAAACAAATAATATTGGTGTCATTGAAATTACGGAAACACAGTACACAGTTGACCAAACCGGATATTACTATTTCTTGATAGGTATAATTAATACTTATTCAGATGATGTGAAAGCTAGAGAAATTTCTTTAATGTATGGTTTCACGACTGTATCAGGAAGATTTATAAAGACCGGTCGAATAGAATCGAGTGGAGGAGGCGAAACATACTTTGATTTAGATTCAGGAGAAATAAGTGGTAAGATTACTTTTTTAGATGGTTCAGAGGCGTATGAACAGATTTACGGAGGAATTGTAATTGGTGGTGAAAATCTATTAAGTGGTTCAAGTACACAACAATTAGGTTATGATCTGGAAGAAGATAAAAAATCACGTTACGCAGGTCAAATAAAAGATTTTTGCTTGTCTGTCGATGTTACTTTATCAGTTGATATGGATGTTTGTTTTTACGTTGTAGGGCGAAAGAATGATAATACTGCTGAGGCTTTAGGCTATAAAGTTTTTGAAGGAATTAAAGGGAATAAACGAAGTCGAGTTTATACTTCATTCAAATGCGATGTTTCAACATACAAAAAGTTTTTTTTAGTCCTAAAAAACGAAGCTAACGATCAAGATATTGAAGTAGAATTTTTACAACCAAAGCTTGAATTAGGAAAATTTCCAACTGATTATTCTGAAAGTGGTAACGATATCAAAGTTTACAACGAAAACCGAATAAAAGAAATTGAAGAAAAAGCGAGTTTTTTAAGTACTACAATTTCTGGAAACATTGTGGCAACAGGAATGTTAATGGTTGGAAATCTTAAAGGAGCAAATGCTGGAATTAGTGGTTTTAGTGAAAATGGTAAGCAGTCAGTTCGTTTTTGGGCAGGAGCTAAAGCTTCTGATCGATCAAATGCAATATTTAGGGTGCTTGATGATGGTTCAGTTTATGCAGAAAATGCTTACATAAAAGGTGAGGTTCATGCGACAAGTGGAACATTCAAAGGTAGAGTTGAAGCTCAATCGGGATATATCGGAGGTCTAACACTTCAAGATAAATTACTTACTACTTCTGATATCAATTCTGGTATTTGGTTTACATATGAAAATGAAGATTATAAGTCATCAATTCGACTAGGAAATAACATTGGAGAAGGAATTTTACCAGAACAGAATTATTATCCTTTTTTAATGATCCATAATCAAGCTAAAAAAATTATTGCTCCTTGGGAATCTTACAAAGCAGGGATTTATTTAGATATGAAGTCATACAACGACAATGTTTTAAGTTATCCGGCAATAGAAGTTAAAAACGGTCACTTCTCAGGCTTATCATTTTCAATTGATGCAATCCCTTCAAATGGCACAATTGATAGAAATACAGATGTTTGTTATGCATCAATTAATCAAGGAAGTACAGCTGAAATTTATTTACCGGATAATCCAAGACAAGGTAAAATGTTGACAATTATAAATCCTGATCCAAATATCGCAAGTGTTACTGTAAAAAGTCGTAATCACTCAATTGCATCAAAATGGTTGCATCAGGATAAGCAACTTCCATTTAATGCAACAATGATGCTTGTATTTCTTGGAACATCATGGATAACAATAGTAAGAAGTTAAAATAAAAGATAAATTGAGATGGCAATAGATAGAAATGTTACAATCAATATTAATGATATATCACCGTCGGCTAATACGGCTTATGTTGATGTAGGAAAAGAGAATAAAGTTTATAACAAAGCTCAGGTAAATGAACTTGTTGAAGATTTGAGAGAAGGCACTCTTGGTAGCATTTCTCCATCACAAAGTTTAGAAGAATTGAACGCTTTAGAAGATGGAAATTATTATGGCGCTGAATCTGGAACTTATGCATTTGGAGAAGTTGTGCCTCAAGGATGGCAATATAGATTTAATAAAGTTGGTAATGTTTGGAAAACTTTGACAAAAGTTCAAATTCCAATGCAGGATTTGACTTCTTTAGAAAATAGAGTGACTGAAAATGAAAATAAAGTAGATGATTTTATTGATAATTTTTCAGTAGAAGTAGATCAAGTATTTGACGAAAATTCTCAAAATGCTATAGCAAATAAAGAAGTAACACCTTATGCTAATGTTCTTGATGGTTTTGTAGAGAAGAAATACACTTCAGGAAGTGTAATAAGATTATATTGGAATAGCGAGGACAAGACTATAAATGGAGTGACTCCTTTAGTTAAAACTAATGGGTTATATTATATCTCAAATTCAAATTTAATTACTGAAGTAACTTCTTCAGGTAGAACTTCGATTTTATGGAAAGATATACCTTTAAATGGTTATAGTGAGGTTAAGATTTCTCTTCATAGAACTCCAAATAATCAAGGTGGTCATTCGTGTTTTCTTGCTAAAAAATCAGATGGGAGTTATGTTTCTCTGATTGACGCCCCTTTAGCAAACCAAAATAAGTTAGAAACATATACATTTAATGTTAAAGAGTATGTTAGTTTCTCAATGGTTTGGCTCAATGTTGACACAAGTAACATAGGTTTAAACACTGTATTTGAATTTATAAGAAATAGTGGCGAATATTATTATGAAAAAATAGATGTAAAAAACTATGTAGATTCAAAAAACTCATCTTCATTTGCGACTCCAAAAAATGACGTAATAGATGTTGCTGAAATTCCTGTCGAGTCAACAAATGGAAGTTTTGGAACATTATATTATCCATGTTTAATTTCTACTGAAAATATAGAAAATCCAAAAGGGAAATACTATTTATATTTCTCAAGTGACCATAATAATACTGGTAATGGAAAAATAGGTATGTTTTTCTCGGATGATTTAAAAAACTGGAATTTTTATGGTGATATAATAAAAACGAAAACGCCTGAAAATTATTTGCAACCTGAAACTCCGTGTGTAATTTGGAATTCAAAATTAAGAAAGTACTTAATGTATTTTCATGTCGATAATGATTATGGTAATATGGGATATGCACAAACCACTTTAATCGCAGAAAGTACTGATGGATTGAATTTTACCTATGTAAAAGTAGCATTTAATATTCCGATGAACAGAATGAAAGGAAATGGACATAATGGATATTTTATAGCTCAAGATATGGGAGGGTATTTTATTGGTAATTCATTATTTGGAGGAGGAGATAATGATGTTAGAGCGACTCACTTCTCAAATGATGGTTTAAATTGGATAACACACCAAAGAGAAACTCAAGGTTGGAGAAACTCTCAATTTTTTAGCCGTAACGGTCAGAATTGCTGTATCACATTAGAAGACATTGTTAGCGAAGTTGGTAGTGGTGGAGCTTTAGGAGAAGTAAAATCATTTGGTATTGGTTATTTAGATGATAATTACAGATTGAATTCGTCAAGATTCCTTACTTATATAAATAAAGATAAATCTTCAGTAGCTATAGCTAGTGTATTTACTTACATAGTTGAGGGTGATGTTTATATTTTGTACACGTTGAATAAAAATAAAATATATATTAAAAAACTTTCATAACAATGGTAATATATAATAAGAGTGGAAATATTATTCCACAAGGTCGTGTAACAATTGAAAGAGTTTATGATGATTTCTCGGCTGAATATCCAGGCTGGTTGAATATTGAAGGTTCAAAATCTGTAAACTCTAATGATTCATTAGTATTGACTAAAGGTGCATTATCTGCTATTAAAATAAGTTCTAAGTTATATCTATTCAGCGGTTATGATGCTATTCAACTTGAGCTAGGTAACTACATGAAGAATACTCTTTCGAGCATGGACGGATTTTATATTGAAAGTGAAGATTTATCTTCAAAGATTGAAATTAAAAATGTATCAACTGCTGCTAATAGTGATATTGGAATTTACCAAGATGGCGTTTTAATTGAAACAATTAAACAGTTGGATTTGACGTGGAATATTTCTGTTAACAAACCATGCACATATACAATTAATTATAACACTCAACATGGTTCTTTAACCTTGCTATCAAATGGTTGCGTGATTAGGGAAGTATTTTTACCAGCTAAATTACCTTTGAATAAAAAATATAAAATAGGTTTTAATTCAACTTCATCAACTATTACTATTAGTCAAATTATTCTTAAGCTTTGGAAATCTATTTAAAATATCCTCCTCTTAGAAGAGGTTAAACTTCACTAAAAAAAACACATGATACTAGACTATATAAATAAAGATTACAATCAAATAATCATAGAATTTCAAATCATATTCTTTTGCTGGGTGGCTGTTGGAATATCTGTTGGAATAGATTTATTCTTTGGCATTCGAAAAAGTAAATCACTAGGTGAGTATACCCATTCTTACGGCATTCGAAAAACATTTGAGAAAATGACATTTTACTACTCATTGATGTTGTTGTTTCTCTTTGCGGATATGTTTAATCCATTTGGGATGTATATAGAAATCTTAAACCTTCCAATTATGACAATACTTATGATGTTGGCTTTACTACTAACTGAAGGATTGTCTATTCGTGAGAAAGCAGATCAAAAACAACGTAGAATGGTTGATAAATCAGCAAAACAATTGCTTGATATAATACTGAAAAACAAAGAATTGATTGAAGAATTAAAAAACAAACAAGAATGAATACAGGAAAAAAAGGCTTAGCCTTGATAAAAAAATACGAAGGTTTTTACTCAAAACCTTATCTCGACCCAATTGGTATTCCAACGATTGGATATGGTGCTACTTATTATCCAAATAAAGTAAAAGTTACAATGAAGGATAAGCCATTGACAGAAAAACAAGCATCTGATTTGTTGTCTGAAATGTTAAAGGTGTATGAAAATCAAGTTGCTTTATTGGTAACAAAACCAATCAATCAAAATCAATTTGATGCTTTAGTTTCTTTTACATATAATCTTGGAGCTACAAATTTAGGAAAATCAACATTGTTGAAGAAAATAAATGTAAACCCAAATGATCCAACAATCCGTCAAGAGTTCGAAAAATGGAATCGTGCAGGAGGTAAGGTTTTAAATGGATTAACAAAACGAAGAAAAGATGAAGCTGTTTTATATTTTTCTTAGCCTATTTTTAATTACAGGCTGCCGAACTTCAAAAAACATTGTCGAAAAATCAAAGGAGAGTATTTCCAAATCGGAAATTAAAATCAATAAAGTTGATTCAGTGGCCAAGGTTGATAAAACAAATAAGATCACAAATTATGATTCGATTACCTGGTCCAATTATTTTAATCAATATGACATTTCTTATTCCGGAACAACTACTGATGATTTTGGTATTTTAGAAAAAACGGAAAATGGTTTTAAGTTTTCCGGGAAACTGAATGTTTCATTAAAAGGTTCTGAAAGTAAAGGTGACTCAATTAAGTTAAAGCAACAATCAGAAAATATGAATGAGAACATTTCAGTTAAGTCTAATTCAAAGACTGAATCGAGTTCAAAAAAATCTGAATCGAAAGTTGATAAGAAGAAAGAGAATAAAGGTTTCGGCCCCACCTGGAATCTAACTATTGTTTTAATTGTCGGCGTTGTAGTTTCGTTAGTTCTCTTTTGGAAGTTTGGGTTGCCAAAGAAAAGGTAAATATAAAAAAAGCCATTTAAAGATTATTTAAATGGCTTTTAAATAAGTGTTATGTGTTAAAAATATTAAGCGTAATTTTCTACTTTTTGAATGTAACTTCTTACATCAGCTATAAAATTTGGAGACAAAAAAGAACCTTCTATACATTCTTTTTTATTTAGCTCTTTAGGCAATACAATTTCTTTTAATTCATGATTCAGATTAAAAACTCCTTCAATTGCTAATAGATTAAGTTCTATAGCATAATTAGCATCATCTATTTGAGATTTACCTATTGCTTTATTTAAGTCCATTTTAGCATTTTGATATTTGTCAATATAATATATTAAATTATCTAGTTCTTCATTAATTCTTCCAGTTGTCATAAATTATTTTTTGTAAAAGATACACTATTATTATTAGACTTTCTGTTTTATTACCAACTATAACATATACATAACATTTAGTAATATAAATTAAAAAGCACAGAACGAACAAATTCCTTCTGTGCTTTTTTACCTTAAATAATCTTTATAAATGAAAGATGTTATAAATTTACAATGCTTAAAATTATAACTCGGTTTTAAACGTTTAAAATGGATTTGTCAAATATTATTACTCAGGATTCGGTTAAATATGACTTTGAGGAAGAAATAAACATTAAAGTTGTTTCTCTAAATTTGACAGATTTTAATCAAAGATTTGGTACTGATATTGTTCTTTATTATGCAGATGAAATATTTGATCCTTATGAAAAGTCAGAATTAGCAGATTATTTTGTTTCAACTATTCCGGATCTATTATTTATGGTCCATAATCCGTTTAAAAATGAAGTCGAAGAATGGAAGTCATGGATAAATTGGAGACAAGATGAAAGAGAAAAATTATTTATAACTTCCGAGATTGAAAGGTTTAATAAAAGAAATATAGAGTATTGCCCTTTAGGAATAACCGATAATGATGAAGCTATTGACTTTGTAAAATTTGAAGTAAATAAACTAATCTTAAATCTATGAAATTATGTGTTTCCATGTAAAAGTAACAAAGACAAAAGAACAGATTGAAAAGAAATCAAGGTTGAAATTTAAACCGGAAGTTACTTTTACGCCTAATCCACATTATAAAGGTTTCGATCATCCGAAACTTCCAGTAATCACTAATCAACAAGATTTTATACATCTATTCGAATGGGGCCTAGTTCCGCATTGGGCTGGCAACGATTTCAATTCAAACAATACTTTGAATGCGAGAATCGAAACATTAGAAGAAAAACCTTCTTTCAGAGATTCTTTTCAAAACAGATGCGCAATTTTAGTTGATGGATTTTATGAATGGCGACATGAAGGACGCGATAAAATCAAATACGACATTGGAATCAATAACAATCTATTTTGTTTGGCCGGATTATATTCTGATGATACATTCACCATCGTAACAACTGAAGCTGTTGGAATAATGGATTTTATTCATAATACTAAACATCGAATGCCGGTAGTCTTAAATGATGGTGAAAATTTAATGAATTGGTTGAACTGTGAACCGGTAAAACCATTTACAGACTTCTCTTATCATCGTGAAGATGGACAAGTTTCATTATTTGGATAAACTTTAACACATTTCCGCGACACCTTGTAGCGTTTTATTTGCTCAACTTTGCATATTATGTACGCATTGATTGACTGTAATAATTTTTACGCAAGTTGTGAGAGAGTGTTTAATCCGACACTAAATGGAAAGCCGGTTGTTGTTTTATCCAACAATGATGGTTGTGTGATAGCGCGTTCAAATGAAGCTAAGGATTTAGGAATTCCAATGGGCGCACCTGCATTCGAATATGAGAATATTTTTCGATTAAAAGGAGTGAAAGTGTTTTCTTCAAACTACGCCCTTTATGCTGACATGAGTAATCGAGTGACTACCGTTATTAAAAAGTATTGTCCGGATATTGAGATTTATTCTATCGATGAATCTTTTTTATTCTTTAAAGGATTTGAAAAATATAACCTTGTTGAATATGCACAGAAAATCAAACAAGAAATATTTCAAATTACCAAAATTCCCGTTTGCATTGGAATAGGACCTACTAAAGCTTTAGCAAAAGTTGCCAATAGAATTGCAAAGAAATTTCCTATTCATCATAATGGTGTATATTTAATAGATACCCAGGATAAAATTGAGAAAGCTTTAAAGTGGTTAAAATGTGAAGATATTTGGGGCATTGGCCGCCGATTATCTAAACGACTATCGTACATAGGTTGTCATACTGCGTGGGATTTCACACGTTTACAAGATGAATATTTAAGACGTAATTTTTCAATTGTCGAACTACGACTTAAAAAAGAATTGTTAGGCCAAAGTGTTTTACATTTAGATGAAGTTCAGCGAAAAAAATCTATTGCAACAACGCGAAGTTTTGAAAGAACCATAAACGACTATGAGAATTTGAAAGAACGAGTTTCGACGTTCGCAGTATCATGTGCCGAAAAATTACGAGTAGAGAAGTCAAAGTGTAACATCATTACTGTGTTTGTAATGACAAATAGATTTGATGATAAGCAGTCTTTTGTTTCGAATACTTTGAGTACAACATTGGATTATGATTCAAATTCAAACATAGTTTTGTCAAAGGCTGCATTATTTTTATTAGACAAATTGGTCCCGGCAGAAGGGAAAGTTCCGGATTATAAAAAAGCTGGTGTTATAGTTTCTGCTATTACTCCGGATGATCAGGTTCAAATGAATATGTTTAATGAAGAATCACCAAAACATAATGCCTTGATGAAGGTAATGGATAGATTAAACACATATTATGGAGAGCACAAGTTGGTATTGGGGTCACAAGATATTCGGAGAAAATGGAAAATGAGACAAGAAAGATTATCACCTTGCTATACTACTCGAATTTCAGATGTATTAAATGTTTATTAGGTTATGGTAAAGTTTATTAAGGCACCAACATTATCAGATGAATTGATAAGTGTGCCAATTAATGTAAATGCTGAAAAAGTATATGTTCAATTTTTGGGTGAAGTATCAGCCGGGTTTCCATCACCTGCAGCAGACTTTGTTCAAAACACGATTAGTTTAGATGAAAGTTTACTTGATAAACCGGAAGCAACATATTTAACTCGTGTTTCTGGCGATAGTATGTATCCGGATTATTTGATTGGTGATTTATTAGTGATACGTTCTGATATAGAACCAAGACACAATGATGACATTATTGTTTCGGTTAATAATTCCGAATACACTTTTAAAAGATATGACCAGATACATAAGAAGCTCGAGCCGCTGAATCCAAAATATAAAGATGCAATTCATTTGGATGATGAAGATACTGTTTTAATTCTTGGAGTTGTTACTTCATTAATTAGGCAAAAAAGAAAAGTGTAA